CCGCCAAGTGCTGCTTCACGGATTTGATGGATTGTAAGAAATGTGACAAGGAGGTGTGCATCGCGTGCCGTCTCCCGGAGAATCACAAGTGTCCGGGGTTGGACATGATGCGTGAGGAGCAGAGGGAAAAACTCAAGGCCCAGCTTGAATCCACCAAGCCCGAAAATAATCTCCACTTTTAATACAGATGAAGGCACCTCCTGTTTTGCCCACCCTTATGGTGGTCCTCGGCTTCTTAGGTCTCTATAGGCACACGGGGATAAACTACCTTCCTAACGGAGCGAAGAAGATTTTAGATGGGCCATTTTTATATGGATTAGTCATCTTATTTCACAGTATGTACGGGGCGAGTGGCATGGTTGAAAAACCCAAGTTCATTGGTGCGGTGCAAAACAACAAGTTTTTCAAGTGGTTTACACTTCTTTTGTTATCGTACGCGGCGGTTCGAGACCTCGAGGACGCCCTCTTCCTCACCGTACTCTTCTTGGGCTTAACACAGATGTCACGCGATCCTGAAGAGAGAAAGAGACACCCGTACATCTTGTAGGTGCCGATTGCTTCCTCGGTCGCTTGGTCCCGCGCGTGTGCTTTGACATGTATTCCTCGAAAACCTTGCGTTTTTCAGAGTTGATCACGTCATCTCCCGTGTTCCCGTGTTTATTCTTGTGGGTGTTGATCCACATCTCAGACCACTTGGAGTTTCGATCTTGGATGTCTCGCATGAAGGCGTAGAGTTTGTCCATTTCATATCCTTGGAACGTCCCATTCAAGATGAAGTACTGGACGTGGAAAAGATCCTTTTGGATGATGGCCGGCGTGGTCTGGGTTCGGTGTTGCTTCCACAATTTGAAGAGCATTGTGATGTGGTTCTTCAAATCGTCGAAAAACTTTCGTTGCTCGCTGGAGGTCAGTTTCGCGATGACTCTTTCTATTTTAGAGTTTTCTTTCTCCAGCGTGCTCAGCGACGACTTCATGATGATGACGTCCTTGACGTTTCGCGAGTCCTTGTGGTCGACAAAAAAACGCGTGAGCAAGTAGTTGGACGCCAAATGGTATATCAGGACCATGTGACAGAAACGCGAGTTGTTTTCAAAGTTCTTGACCATTGTCGCGTCATCCTTGAAATCCCGGAAGAAAGACAAGGTGTAGAGACGGTTCACGAACACGTATTCGCTAGACATGAGCTTGGAGTTGAGCCACTCCCCACCCTTGAGGACGGCACCTTTATTCCGGCGGGTGAATAGGAGCTGTTGCTGTTCACCCGTCAGATCCCTGTATATGCAAATAGTGATGGTGAGATCTAAGAAATAATTCCTTTGATCTTCGGTGTATTGACTGAACAGGTTGCCTTCGAGATCCCGGAGTTCATCCGCGATGTACATGCGGACGGTCTCGAACCTGTGACCCGCGTCCAGGAGCCAGTAGCCCTTGTTACTACCACAAGACACGTGGTTCACGAGCCAGTTTTGATCGGCGCACATGTTCTTGCAAAGAGAATCGATGTACTCCGCGCGCTCGCGGGTGGTCCACGCCTCCGTCGGATCTCGTTGACCATCCGGGTACATGTACTTCGTGCTCTCACGCTGTTGATCCATGATGATCTGACTGATAGATTTACTCACGGGGCGGCCGACGAGGTTCACGTAGATGTCCTCCGGGATGAGGCCTAGCTTCGTCCCGTTCGATGTTCGTGTCATGGGCCACTGCTTCGTCATGATGCGTCGTTTAATAACCGTCTTCCAAGCTGTCGCGGTCCATGTCCGGGTTTTGGCGGGAAAAGAATTGCCTCTCACCGTGGTCCCTGTGTTGTATTGTACTGGGAAAAGACCTATCGAGGGCCATACAGTGTCGCAAGTCTTTGTAAAAAATCCTCGCACCGCGGGCGATGAGATCTTCCAACTTGTTGTCTATGTGATTGTCTTGGGGGTACAACATTTTTTCAAATTTTTGCATATTGTGGACGTGAATCACGTATGCTTTCATCCCACTGATCCATAAAACCTTCTCCAACCTTCCAAGACGTTCGGACCCCTTAAGGCGGTTGTGGCAGTGGAAGAAGATCATTTCGAAATTGTCGTTGGACTCCCTTATGGCCTCCTCGACCTCTCGGTAAAAATCATCGTTCAGGATCTTGACGTTGTCCTCGACTACCAAGGCGTACTTGGCCCCGGCGTCCCGGGCGCGTCTCCACGTGCTCACGTGCGCCTTCTGGGCCCCTATGGCACCCAGTTGGAAGAAGGTGACGTTCGGTCGGATGAGTTCGGGGCGGTAGTACATCTCCAAACTCTTTTTGAAGTACATCGGGTCGACGTCGTTCTCGAACTCCCTCGCACCCGTGGGAGTGGTCGTGTCCGGGCCGTACACCTGTTCCACCGGGACGTTCGGGTTGTGGTTCTCGTAGAACATCGCCTGCCTGTCTTTGCACTGGGGCATGGATATCATGTACATCTTGTAGGACAACGCGTCCCGACGCTTGTTCTTTAGGAGCGCCCAGGTGATGAGCACGAAGAGGCCTGCGAGCACGAGGATGGTTCGGAACATCTATCATAGTCCGAGATTTTTACTTTTCAAGATTACAACTACGACCACCAAGGTCGTGATTGTTATTGTTCGAACCAAGTTCTTTCCTGTTTTGGGAGACATACCCTTTCGTGGTCACGCACCGGCTGATATTGTTGTCCTTAAGGAAATCACTGAGGGTATGGTCGTTCCTCGTGGTCCAATACGTGGGTCGGTTCCGCTCCATGTACTTCTTAAGGAATGACTTTTTCATCACCAAGGCGTGATTGCACAACAGTTGGGCATTGGTGTTCGTCTTGTGGAGGTTCTCGCTGATTTGAGTAAAGTTGCTGCGGTCACAACTCGCCCAACAGTACCCGAGGAAGAGCACCTCACAGTCCACGCGCTTGAACTCCTCCACCGCCTCGAAGATGCTGGCCCTCGACACTTCGAAGATGATGTCGTCCTCCAACACCATAATGGTCTCGTACCCATTCACGTAGGCGTCCCAGTAAACCATGAAGAAGCTCAGGGCCACTGGGAGTTTAGTCATCTGCCTGAATAACATACGGTTCAGGGGATGGTAGGTCTGCGACAGACGCCTGTAGTCGTCCATGTCCAAGTCGTCGGGCTTTATGGCGTCAAAAAACTTATAACGCACACCCAGCTCGGCCATCTTGCCCTTGGCGTACTCCTTCCTCGATGGCATGCATATGCAGTAAGCCATGTCCACCGGGCCGCTGTCACCCTGCATCAAGGTGAACCTGGACTTGAAGCGGTTGTAGACACCCGTAGGGGAGTGATCCTTCGTGGTGTCGGCCACGGGGACAACCTCTGGGTGACACGCCCTCCTCGTGCCGTTCCACAACTTCACCAGTCGCCCCTCGTAACTCATCTTCTCGCACACTTTCTTCGGGTTATCCCACCCGTGGCGAACGGTGTCCAAGTACGGCCCCTTCTCCGCGCTCTCCGTGACGATGTCCGCACCCTTGGCAATCTTCATCGAACTCACGTACGGGATGAGGTAGTCACCGTTTTGTCCGATGATGTCCCTGTAGTGTTTGTTCACCTCCTTGTAGTTCGGGTCTTCGAAATCCTTCAGGGTCTGCTCGAACCACTTCACCAAGAACGGGTGCTCGGGGACGGGACTTTGGATGAAAAAGTTTTCGAGACACACCAACCCATCCTTGCTGAACCTGTCAGCCTGGAAACAGAAAAACTTTCCACTCGGCAACCAATCGAGGGGTTCGGTGAAGAAGACTGAGGAGTCGATCCACACCCCGCCGTACTTGCGGAGGACGTAAAAGCGAATGAGGTCGGACTTGTGCGCCTCGCACTTGGCCAGGCGGTTGAACCTCTTCAACTCGTGCACGGGGACGTACTTGTGCACGTTCAGGGCGTTGAGGAAACGCACGTCCTTCACCTTACCTATGGACTGCCAGTTCTGGTGACATCGTCGCACAATCTCAGGTGGGATCAGGCCGTGCCAGTACGTCCACACCGTCTTCTCCGTGACTTTTCTGGTGTCCGGCCAAAAGGCTAAGACGTACAGCAAAGCCGTGAGCATCACCATGAGGATGACCAGTATCATGGGTGCTTCTGGTAAGAGCACAACATTTTAATTTGTTCACGCCTATTTCCATTAAATTTTTTAAGACGCCTATCCAATGGACGCAACCGCTAAGGCGACCAAGACGTACCCGACCCTCAAGAAGAGACTTCGATCGACGACCGCTAAAATAGGTAGCGCCTTCACCGCCTACTACGCCTTCATGAGCCCGCAGGCCGGAGTGAGCGCAGCCGTGGGCACCCTCGCCAGTCTCACCTACATGCAATCACTCATAAAGACCGTGGACAACGTCGAGGATCCATCGCACGTACAAAAACAACTTTTCGTCCCAATAGCCACCGCCCTCGTGGAAAACTTTTGGAACACACACGTACCCGATTTCCAGCTAAACTATGGCGTGACCACCGTGTGCTTCCTCTCGTACCAGCTCGCCCTCATGACCCTCCTCTACGACGTAGTGCGTCACATGTTGTTGGATGATGATGATCACACAAAGCTCGAGAAAGAAAGACACGAAGAAGTGTGAATGCGGTGACTACTACCTGGAGGCGCTGGAGAAGGCGCGCGAAGGGCTGGTCGAGCGCGCTCGCGAGATCATGCGGCTCGAAGACGAGGTCGAGCGTCTTCAAGAACAGCTCCAGCTCGCGTGGTCCGTTTCGGAAAATCTCGTGGAGACACAGAGGCAAATCTTAGAAAACGCGCAGGAGAACATACTCGTCTACAGGACCAAAAATTTGTAGGGATGGATGTAATGCTCAAGTATGCTTCCCTTACCCGCGAACTCCCCAAAGTCTTCGAGGCGTGCGTCACCCGCGGTGAACGCGTGATATTGGACTACGCCAAGGAGAATGTTCCACCACCCAGGGTGGACGACGTGCGACGGATGACCGAGCTCATGGTGTCTTCGATCCCGGCGGGTCACGCGTGCGCGCTCAAATTCACGAGCTTTGGCAGTCGAGAGAACGTCGGGCGGGCCGTGCAACACGTGAAGGACATCGTGGACATAGCCAAGGATCGAGGCGTGTCGACGTGTCTTGACGCGGAGGACGTTCTCTACCCCACCCAAAGTTACGATCTCATGGCTGAGAACAACACCTCGGACGATGCGTGGGTGTACAAGACGTACCAGATGTACAGGGTCTCGGCGATGCGGGAGTTGGTTGGTGATCTCGAGCGCGCACGGGTGGACGGTTTCAAAATTGGTGTCAAACTCGTGCGAGGGGCGTACATTCGCGAACAACCGGGTCTCTTCGACACGAAGCGGGAGACGGACGACAGTTACAACCGAGCCCTCGAGGTGACCCTCACCAACCCGAACGCGCACGCCATCCTCGCGACGCACAACGACGTGTCCTTGCGACTCGCGAAGCGCCACCCGATCAACAGGTACTCGACCGCCCACCTCTTGGGTTTCGGCGGCGAGCCGGATTTGCGTTACGTGCCGTACGGTCGATTGGTCGAGTTACTTCCTTACTTGTGGCGAAGACTGTTGGAGCGTGCGAGTTACAAATCCTAATTAATCTTCGTCTATGTCTGATAGATATTCCTCCGCCACGTCATCGGCCTCGTCCTCTTCCATGTCGAACCCTTCGTCATCAGCCGGTGGGCCGTCTTCCTCCTCCTCCTCGACCACTTCCTCCTCGATATCCGCTTCCTCCTCCACCTTGACCTTCTTCTTCGGTGGTGCCTTTTTCGCCTTCGTCGACTTGGTCTTGAACATTTTCTCTATGGAACTCCTCTTCCCTAAAGCTACCTGTGCCACGTGTGATCGCTCCATCCCCTCAAGGAACTCTTTAGGATAGCCCATGCTCTTATAGGCCGCCACCAACCGTCGGATGGGCGGCTTCTTCGCCTTTGCGTAGAACTGCTCGTGCAGGGTCCACAGACTCGCGTTGAGCTTGACCTTGACGGTGTTCTTCGAGTACGTGAGCTGCACGTACACCTTTTGGTAGTCGTCGACGCGCCCCTGTGGCGCTGGTGATTCTAACGACTTTTTGGGTCGCTCATCCACAAAGTGTTTGAATTTCTCGCGGTCGAACTCGATCCCCTGTTCGTTGTAGTGTCGCTCCAGGGCATCAAGGGCGTACTGACCTTGATAGACGGGTACCTTCTCCACGCCGGCCCACACCGTCTCCGGTGGGTCGATGAGCTCATTCAAGTCAAACTTCATGCGCCCGCCCATGAGTAAAGTGTTCGAGCTCAGCCTCTACGACATGGGCGGCCTGTCTGTTTAAATGGGTGTAGTAGGGTCCGTAGATCTCTATGACCTTCCGCTTGGCGTTGAACCATAAGTAATCCAATCCCAAAAAACGGGTGAGCCAATAGAACCTTTTCCCGGACCTGCCTATAAAGCCATATACCGCTTCCTCGTCATACGAAGAGACGTCTAATTCACTGTAGTGTGAAGACGGTGGATTGTACGGTGCCATGCCTGTCATGAGGTGGGGTGGTGTCTTTAATCCCTAAACACACCGAAGCTGCCATGGCCTCGGTGAATGATGGAGTCAAAAGTGATCTGATACCTTCCCTCGAGTGCGCGCATTCGGTCGTACGATTGGTAAAACTCATCCGACGAAATAGACTCTTCGCACGGTCGGCGACACATCGGACACGACCGATTCCTTTTGAACCACGCCCAAGCGCACTTCACACATGCTCGATGTCCACAAGCCAGGGCGGTGGTGGCGGTGGGCGCGGTGGTGGTATAGCAGATCGGACAGTCAATGCCCCGACGATAAGGACGGCGAACAGTTTCACAATCTTGTGCAGACGTCTCGCGTTCCATACTTCTTTAATCATCAACGACGGTTCAGATGCTGATCTGGTGTGATGCATAACACTGTTTGGTCTCAATTTTTTAAACTGCCTCTTTTAATAATGATCGAAGTCCTCAGGAACAGGGACATCAACCCAGGACATGATGCTGTCATGGCTGACATCGATGACACGATCATCTTCACCTCAGGAAAGATCAATTGGCCGGTCGTGGACATCCTCCACGAGGCCTACCGTCTCGGCTACCGCGTGGTGATCATCACCGCGCGCCCCGGGTTGGATGGCGTCGTCGAGTGGACCCAAGCGCAACTCACCGAGATCGGGGTGCCGTACGACGCGTTGGGGTTCACGGCCGCGGAGAAGAAGATTGACATGAAGAGGGAGATGGGCTACAACTTTGTTCTATCTATAGGGGACATGCCTACCGACCTCACCGGGTCCCAGTACGCGCTCAAGATCATTCCTTAACACTTCCAGTTCTTCCCACACTGCATGCACGAGACGTACGTCGTCATCGGCTCGTCCGCCGATCTCGTCTGTAACTGATAGTACGTGGTCTTCTTCGATTTGCACCGCGCGCACGTGAAAAAGCCGGTGATGTTCTTCGCCTCCTCCGCCAGGGCCTGCTTCCTCATGTCTTTGTGAATCTTCTCCTCCATCACGGTGTCCCACGGACCCCCGCGCCACGCCTCCCTCGGTTCCAAATCGATCACCTCCTTCGATTTGAAACGCTTGTTCAGGATGTCATCCTTAAGGTGTGGGCTCCTCTGGAGGTTGCTCTGGAGCGCGAGGAACTTGTGCCTGTACATGTTGACGAACCACGGATTCTCCCACGACGGTTCGTCGACCTTGTTCACGGTCCAGTTGTAGATCGACTTCTCCAGGTTGACGACGGTGGCATCTTCCTGGGCAAGCGAGAGCAACTCACTCACGCGCTCGACGACGTACGCGCGGGTTGCGTTCATGGTGGTTACCTTGATTGTGGTCTATTTCCTTAAAAATCTTACAACGTCCTACAGTCTTCAAAGTTTTCGGGTGAGCAACGGTCAAACGCACCCGCCACTCGTCGGGTGGGATTGGTGTCGATCTCCCCATAAGCGTACGCCGACTGTAAAGAGCGGTAGGTCTCAACCTTAGCCGCGGTGCCCCTAAAGATCACGAACAAAAGGATGAGCACGACGATGACGAACTCCGTCTTGATAATCATACTATCATAGGTCGGTATTTTTTTTCAAACCCGGTGGGACGTACGCCTGGTCTGAACAGAGCACGGCCGTGGTGTACTTCAGGCTGAGCATGAAGTGGATCTCGGCGAACTGAAGGGGATCCTCCAAGACGCACCCCATCGGGTTGTTCTTAAATTCGCTGACGATGTCATATCGCTCGTTCCCCGTGACCTTGGCCATGCCGTCGCACACGCGACCCAACCACTCGACGTGTGCCTTGTTGGTGGTGTCAAACTTTTGGATGAATTCACTCGCCATTATACACTAGTCTCGCGCTTCTCCTCTAAGACACGTGCACTCGGGTCCACCACGTCCTTACTGACCCACCGGTGCCGCCAAATCTCGCGGATCAGGTGGTCGTTCTTGCTCGTGAAAAATGTCCAAAACAGCTCGCGGTACAACGCCTCTTCCTTGGTCTTGCACGGGTTGTGACCGTTACAGATCGTGCGCGCCACCTCCAACTGGGTGTCGTTGATGCTCTTCTCCCCGCGCTCCTTGAGGGCATCCACCCACTGATTACCCACGGCGTCGCTCATCCCGTCTTTTTGGCGCCAAAGGACGTCTTCTGGGAGGTAGCCCTCGAACGCTTGGCGGAGGATCTTCTTCTCGATGTTCTGCCGCTTGATGCCCTGGTTCATGTTCATGACGTAGTCCACGAACACCTGATCGAGGAACGGAACGTTCAGGTCCAACCCCCACGCGCCGCAACACCTGTCCGCACGGAGTCCGTCGTGTTGATGGATCAAACGGAGGCGGCGCATCGATTCGAACGCGTGCTCCTCGACCGACGGCGCGCGGTTGAAATAGAGGTAGCCACCGAACACTTCGTCGCTCCCTTCACCGGAAAGGATGAAACGACACTTGCTGTTCAGTGAGATGTACCGACACAACAACCACATGGGCGTGGACGCGCGGATCGTCGTGCAATCGTACGACTCGCACGAGTAAATGACGTCCCTGAGGTGCATCATCGCCTCCTCCGTGGTGAATTTCACCTCGGTGTGGTCCGTCCCGAGAAAGTCGGCCACCTTCCTGGCGTACACCAAGTCCGGAGATCCATCCAACCCGATGCTGAAGGTTTTGATCTTCTTCGGGTGGCTCAGGCGCTGCCCTATCGCGGCGATCAAGCTGCTGTCCAGTCCACCGGACAGGAGGAAACCCACGTCGCGCTCGGTCGTCTCCAAACGCACGCGCACCGCCTCCGTGAGCAAGCGACGGATGTCCTCGCGCACGGTGTCACACTTGACGTACTTGCTGATGTTCCAGTACCCTGTGTGGTAGTGGGTGAAGTCGTCCAGGCGGCTGTCGTAGAAAGTCCCCGGTTGGAACACGTGCACGTCCGTCTTCAACCACATGAGGGCCTTGACCTCGGACGCGAAGGCGATGCTGCCGTCGGCGTAGCGGGTGTAAAATAAAGGTCGAACGCCGTACCTGTCACGGGCGGCGATGATGTGCTCACCGTCACTGAAACAGAACGCGAAATCTCCACGGATCCCCTCGAGAGTTCGACTGACGCCCAACTTTTCGACGTTGTAGTGCACGCACTCGCAGTCGCTCGCGCTTTTCAGGGAAGAGGTGTGCAAGTCCTTGTGATTATAAATCTCAGCATTCGCGACGAATATGCTGTTCGCCCGAACGAAGGGTTGCATGCCGGCGTCGGATAGGTCGTTGATGGCCAGTCGGTAAAAATCCATCGTACACTTGCCCATCTTCTCGCGCCGGAACGCATCCGGACCGCGGTGGTTGAGGAGGTGCGCCGGGTGCGCCCGCTCCTCACCGAACGTGCACACGATCCCACACATCTCTTTGTGTTCATTTGTCGTCAATTTTTAAGCTATCCTCCAACCTCTCTATGAATCGGTCCTCGTCGACGTACCCGTCGATCTCTTGACACCGCATGTTCACGCTCTCCACGTTTTCAAAGTTTTCAGAGCTGGGGGTGAACTTCTCTATGTACACGAACGAGAGGTTGTACTCCCTAGCGAGCACGTCTAGATCCTCCCTTTCCAAAGTAACGATCTCCAAGAGAAGTCCCACCTGCTCGGGTGTCTCCCATATTCGCTCGTTCTTCCTCCGAGGGGGGACGTGGATGGGTTTGTTCCCGAACTGAAACGTCGGCCATCGCCCGGTCGCGCTCTTGAACTTCGACACGTACGCCACCGCCTCGTTCGCCGTCGCCTTCTGTTTGAAGGCCATGATCCTCACCTTTTCTTTAGGGTCCGTGCTGGTGAGGAAACCCCTGGAGGTTTTCATTTGCAAGAGGTGGAACTCCATCTTACCTACTACATGAGTTAAGGAAATCTTTAGTGTACTTCACAGTACATGCCATGTTCGGAAGCACCATCCTCCCTAAAAGTGCTGGGCAGTGCAAGCTGCTTCTGGCCCTCCAAGGTGATAAGGAAATCGTCATATGCACCGGTCCGACCGGGTCTGGGAAGACGCGTCTCGCGTGCTCGGTCGCCGTGGATTACATCGCTCGACGGAAACAAGTCATCCTGACCCGACCGGTGGTGGCGTGCGAGGAGTCCATAGGGTGGTTACCGGGTGATCTCCAGTCCAAGATGGCACCGTGGACCAAACCCATAGAGGTCATCTTGCAAGAGCACTGCACCCTGCATCAGATGGACCGGTCGGTGACGGTCGAACCCTTGGGGTTCATGCGCGGAAGGACCTACCAAGACTGTTGCGTCATCGCCGACGAGTTACAAAACAGCACCCCTGAGCAATTCAAGTGTTTGTTGACGCGCTTGGGACCGAACGCGAAACTCATATGCACGGGTGATCTCGCCCAAAGTGACCTGGATCGAAGGAACGGTTTGGAGGATTTCCTCGAACGGATCGACGGCTTAGACTTGAAACACATCGCCCACGTCGACCTCGACAACGCCGACATCGTCCGCCACCCAGCGGTCGCGGAAATCATCAAGGTGTATGAAATATAAAATCTTACTTTGTAGTAGTAATGTACCAAGCCTTCATCGTGGCACTCACCCTATTCGCGATCTTGCTCTTGGTCACCCGTCGACGGGAGGGTTACTCCTCCTTTGTGGACTGGTGGCAGTCACTCTTCCAGGGGAGTGAAGACACAGTCACAAACACGTCCTCGAACCAAAGCCTCCAGCAAAACGTCAAGCGCGTTCAACCGAACAAGACCCTCCCGAGTGGTGTGGGTGAGCACGTGGAATTGGGCGAAGCCACGGACGTCGAGGCGTGTCGACAATTGGCCATCGCCAGCAATCTCAGCAATTTCGGGTTTCGTGATTCGACGACGGGCAACCCGAACACGTGCTTCTCCTTCAACGATAAGGTGATCCTCGAAAAGCGTAAAAAGATTGATTACGGGGGGCACTTCATCGGGTGCACGGACGAGTTGAAGTCCATCGAGGACGGGTGTGGGATCGACGGCAGCAAGCTTCCAAAGGGTCGTTACGTCAAACTCCAATTTCACGATGACACTCACTGGAAGTACGTCCTCACCCCGTGGGAGGTCGAGGTGTACGACCACAACAACAACATCGTGAGTCGCAACAAGCCCGTCACCACCAGTGGCAATCACAACGCGGAATCCATGAAACCCGAGTACGCGGTCGATGGGAACATGGGCACGTTCTGGCACTCCAATCACGGCGCGTCGACGGATTTCATCAAGATTGATCTCGGCAGGGAGGTGCGCATCCTCAAAATTCGCATTTACAACATGAAGTTCAACACCACCGTGTACAATCACGTGACAGTCGAGGCGAGAATGTCCACTGGTGGACCTGATTCCTCGGACAAGGGCGCGTTCGTGACTATCCACGACGCCGAGGATAACGTCGTCCTCACGACCCAAGACATCAAGGACATTGAAGAAATCTACGAGTTCGACATGTCCCGGGGTGATAACGGGACTTTGGTGTACCGAGGCGCGTGCGACGGGCTCAAGGATGACACCCTCGCCAAAGACGTGTCCGTCGACTGTTTGCGCACGCTGTTGAAGTACGAAGGGTGTAACGAGACCGGCACGGTCTGGCCACAAGACGATTACAACGGTTGGTGGAGACGATCACCCGAAGGCACGACCACGGTGTATTGCACCGACGAGAAGAGTGGTGAAAAATGTGGCGCAGGTAACTTTGCAACGGTCAAAAGCGACATCCACGCATGGGCCACGCTGACTGACGATATGCACGTCAAGGGGTGTAAGGGGGGTTAAGGGCATTCTTGCATAAAGACCCATACGATGGTGTACGTCATCCTTCGACCCAGTCCTTCGAAGTGTCACAGGTTCAGGGTTGTCCTACCTTCGAAGCGGGCGATCGATTTTGGGCGCGTGGATAAACCCGTGTACCTGGATCACCATGACCCATTCACGGTCAGGGATGTCCTACTCGAGAGGGGTGCGCTCATGAAGCCAGAGGTCATGGAAGAGACCGACCCGGAAGAGCTACACCGTAAACTCTTGTGGGTCGAAGAAAGCAAGCTCGAAGATTGGGAAGATTTCAATCAAGAAAAATTCTGGGACCGATGGTTGTTGTGGTCCTTCCCGCACACGAATCACGCCAAGCTTTGGATGGCGATGCGTAAGAATGTGCTCTTCATGCCGACGGAGGAAGGGTTTTGGTACGGGTGAAAATGTATTTTTTTCTTCCTCGATTGTATGTGGGAGCATCCCTTCAATAAAAAAAGACGTCTCGAACGTACCGCGTTTTCTCAGGCCATAAATAACAAACTTCCTAGAAACATGGTCAACAAAATCTTCGGCTATAAAGAAATCATGAATGAACTTCCTTCTACACTGAACAATGCACGGCGAAGCAAAATGGCTCATTGGATTGCAAATGCAGCCGTCCCGGGCATGAACTCATCTGATAAACTACGTGCCCTGCGGATAGTTATGAGCAAAATTGGCCATCTAAACTTCCCAATGAACAAAAACAATGAACAACAGAGAGTTCTAGACGTATATATTGATCACTTAAAGTTTGTAAATTCAAAAGAAAAATTGAACAACCTGTTGAGTTTCGTGCAACCGTTTAGTAGTAGATGGGATGGGAAAGTTATGAAAAATATCGGACTTACCCCCTCAACGTTTTTCAACTTGAATACACCCACTCGGCGAAAAGTGCTCAATCTCATGAAAGATATTCCATACACGCAGCGAGAGATCCTCGCGATCATTGGAAACAGACAAGAAATGATCAAAGCCATACGAAGAGATTTGAATTACGTTATAAAGAAGAAACAAAACGTAGTAAAAAGAATCTTCGGGAATGCACCGGCAGTAACCGAAACCAACAGAAAAGTGAAAGAGCGTATTGACAGGGAGTTGCGGGAGGTGCGTAAAAGAAAAAGAAACCTGAACAACATGTCGACGGGGAGTTTAAAAAAGCTGGCGATCAATGGTTTTTGGAAAAAACCCTAAAGGTACGGATTCAAGGGGCTTAAAGAAAAATCCATATAAAGAAATATCCCCACCGTTAGCTCAGTTGGCAAGAGCAACTGACTGTAGTCTCGAAACTAAATTCCACGGTCATCAGTGGGTCACCTGTTCGAATCAGGTACGGTGGAGACCTTCCGTCCTAGCTCAATTGGAAGAGCATGAGGCTGTTAACTTCAAGGTAGCCGGATCGAAACCGGCGGACGGAGATTTTAAAAATGCACCGATTTTTAAAATCTTCCCCTCTACTATATATGTCTACGGCCATCATCGCACTTATGGTGATTTGCTGCTGCTCGTCGAGCGGCACTGGTGCGATGTTCGGATTGGGATATGTTCCCCAGACCGAACCACACTTCAAGCGACTTTCGGGTTCAAACGACTTGATCGAAGTGTCGAACAAGATCAAGAAGAGTGGCACGCAAGACGACTGCGACAAATTCGCTAAGAAGTTTGGCAAATATCTGGAGAAAATCAGAGAGTACAAGGAAGACTTTGGTGGTTTTTGGACACACGATATGGGATTCGTGAACTTGGACCCACAGGATGGTGATGATGACACCACCATGGATGAATATTTGGAGGAACGAGAATTTGAAAACGTATTGAACAACGGAACTGTCATGTGTCGTCCGGACGCTTAAATTTCCATGATTACCATATATGTACAGTCGTTGGTTGAGTAAACGCATCAGTGAACAGGAACCTCCCAGAGAACCGAGCCCGGAGCCAGAGCCAGAGCCAGAGCCCGTGCCGGAACCCCTACAGGAGCCCGAGCCTCCACGTCAGCTAAAATTGGCCCTGTTGGTTTTAGCTGGTGGTGTTTTATTAAGAAAAATGTCACGCTAAGGTAACATGATCTTCCAGATCGTTGTCTTCTTAGTGCTCATCTTCTTGGTGAGTTTCCCAGCCGGGTACGTCCCGGGCACTGATTTGTACGTCATCAGGGAAAGTGAGGCGGACGTGTTCAGGGCGACTGTCGTGAACTTTGCCCAAAAGGTCAAGGACGGCATGATCATAACCGACACTGGCTACTCTAAATTCAAAGAGATGGATGACGCCATCATGGAACGAATCGCTACGGACAGGACGAAAGTCCTCTCCGTAAAGAAGTTACGGTTTCTGACGACGTCGGACGTCTTGCGTGACTACACGGCGGATCTGGTGGACGATAGGAACCTCATCGTCCTCAACTATTCGTCTAAATGAAACGCACGTTAAAGGTCTTGGCCATGAACCGTTTGGCTTTCACCAGGGACGGGTGACTCCACAGTAACCACCTGGACCAGAATCCGGGCGTGCGCAGTCCCTTCGCGGACCAATTCTCTTTGGTGCTTCGACGCACCCGAAGCATGTGTCTCTGCACATCGAAGACGTTCATGTCTGACACTTGCCCTCCGTGGCGTTTGACGTACCTACGCATTCGATGTGGATCACCGTGCAAAGTGTAATCACTGTACCCCTTCGCTCCGAAGTGCACCTGCTTGCCGTCATCAAAGGTGACGCGCCATTTGTGTGTCTTCTTGGGACTCCTTTGGAGCTTGACGTTCATCATGCTCTCGCATGAGATATTTACTTACCACACTTGGAGCAGTATCCTTCCTTTCGCGCTTCCATCTCGCGGTAGACCAACACACCGAGGATCAAGGCCAAGATGGCCATGCCTTGCTTGCTGAGTCTGCGTCGGTTGACGCCGGCGAAGAGGACGACCAAAGCCAAGATGATTTGGTTCGTGGTGAGCGGGAGCTTGAGCGCTTGCTTTTGTGGGGCTTCGGCGGCAAAGTTTTCTTCCATAGGTACTATCACCTTACAAAAAAATTCTCAGTCATCGGTAGATGAGTGCGGTCATCATCATCCTCGCCGTGTTCTGTTTAGTGTGCTGCTGCTCGTCAGTGGTGTCACCGATTGTGATGTTGAGGGGGTACGTCTCCAACACGACGCCGTGGATCGTAAAGAAGTACGACCTCGAGAAGGAGAAGGAAACAATGCGCGATTGCAACAAACTTAACCGCCTGAACAAGAAGATACGCAAGGAGCACACGAGCTTCTTCGATCCTTACCAGCTACAAACGGTGACGAGTGACGAATTCATGGAGGACTACTTCTCTGACGAAGTCTCGAACTGCAACTTGAAGGAAATGCGAACGGGTGAGATCAGTTTGGATGGGACGTACGCGTGAGGCAGGACCGGCACACCGCCCTGTACATGTTCGAGTCGCCGATGAGTTCCAACTCATCACTGTTTATGGTCCTTTGGGTGAACGGACCGGGTGTCCCGTCCCTGCACGACATGCACAAGGCTGTGAGTTTTGTCACCCTATCGGCGATGGGGATACACTCGAGTATCTCTCCAAACTTTCTTTGTCGAAAGTCACCGTCCAACCCGGCCACGATGACCTCCTTCCCGGCGTTGACGAAGCCCTGCACGTATTCACGGAGGTCCGTGAAGAACTGCGCCTCGTCAATGGCGATCACCTCGCTGTTGTGAAAACCTGGCATCCCCGTGAGGTCCTGCAACCGCGCCACCTTGACGCAGTTGAAGACGACGTTGTCGTGCGTCCGTAGGACATCCTCTGGTGATCGAGTGTCTTTGGACGAGTTGACGACGAGTATCTTCTTACCTATGGCGCGCGATCGCTTGAGGATGCGGATGAGTTCACTGCTCTTTCCAGAGAACATCCCGCCGATGATGACGTCGAGGCTCATCCCCCTTGTTAGGTGACATCAAATAAAATTACAAGTGCATGATCTCACGATATCTGTTGTAAGAGTCTTTGTGTATGAAATCCTCCGTGTCCAAGATGTGCTGAACGTTCTCGTACCCAATGTATTCCTTCTTCATGTCCACCGTCAGGTCGTGTGGATTCCGCGCTTGGTACACGGTGGGTGGACCGAAACACACCTTGTACCCCATCTTTTGTACGATGTAGGCACCGAAGATGTCGTCCATGCGCCCACACTTGTCGAACACGAAGTAGTCCTTGAGCACGCGACTGGAGAGGAGGGTGTTTTGGGAATTGAAGGGTGCGATTTTGCTCGAGCAGTAGTACGTCTTGACGTCGTCGAACACCACGTCTGGTGCGTAGATCATCCGGCACACGGCGTCGATGTCCGGGTCCCCGTTCCAAAGGTTCGCTTGGATGTCGAACACGGGTGCGTCCACCAGTTTAGACGTGTATTCTTTGCGAGTGCTCACGTGTTGCAGTGGGAATCCCCGGTGCCACAAGTAGTTGTTTTTCGTCACAGATAACGGGTCGAAGAAATCACTCGCCGTCGGTGTGTACTCCGTGATCTTCGGCGTCAACGACTCGACGATCGGTGAGCTCGGGTGGGTCCGGCGAAAGACACTCTTGGCGTTCGGTCGAAATCCTTCGTACATCTCACCCCAACACTCGAACGGGATGTTGTCGTCGTCCACCGTGGCGACGACGTCGTAGCCCTCGGTATTGGCGTACACGAAGCCCATGTTCCGTCTCTGAATGGTCTTCCACCCAATCATGTCGCTCAGTGGTTTGTCCAACTTTTCCTGCGCCTCCGGTGAGAGGTAGGTGCATCCTTCCAGACCGGTGTACTTCTCGTGCGGCGTCTTCGTGTCCCCGACGACGATAAAGTCCCACCCCTCTTTTTGGGCGTACTTCAAAGACGCCTCCGTAGGTGCATTGATTGTGGTTGTGACGATCGCCTTCTTCATCTAGTGTGAACACCGTGTATATCTTTAAGCTTAAAAGGGTGACTTCAAGTATTTTAAAGATGCTTCTCACGGCAGTTGTTTGTGGTCGTAACGACAACTACGGTGGTCACCTCTTGGAGTCCGCCGCGTACGCGCTGAACTCGATGTTGAAGTCATTCGATGAGGTGATCTTCGTGGATTGGAACACCGAGGAAGGGAAACCTGTGGTCACCGATTCCTTGGTCTTGGAAAATCGACAAAAGCTCAGAACGTTCGAGGTTCGCCCTTCCAAGGTCAAGGAGATTTTGGGTGACAAACCGGCCCAACCGATGTGTGAGGTCCTCGCCCGGAACATCGGCATCCGTCGTGCCAAGGGTGACATCGTGGTCAGCACGAACATCGACATCATCGTCCCACCGAGGGAACAGTTGGAACTTTTGTTCTCCAAGCTCAGGAAGGGTGACCTCATCACGATGGCCAAGCAGGACGTGGAATTGGAGGAACTTCGCAAGGGGTTCGGGGAGAAAATCGACGTGCAGGAATACTTGCCCCTCCTTTTCGGTGTGTGGCCGTTGCAAAAGCGATTGATGCAACCTCACACGATGGTGAACAAGGCGGTCCTCGAAAAGTACCCGGAGAGGGCGTATCACACCATCTCCAGTCTCATCTGTGCGTGCGGTGATTTCCAAGCCGCCCACAAGGAGACGTGGCACGCAATCAAGGGATTCGAGGAGGACATGACGAAGCGTTTGTACACCGACACGACTGTGCAGTACCAAGTCATCATGTCCGGTGGGTCCGTGTATACGTCGAACTTTCCACCGGTCTATCACATCGAGCACGCGAGGACGAACACGCCAGACTTGCTCAACAAGCCGGATATGAATGCGGTGACGAAAAACGGCGACGATTGGGGATTACAAAATTACTTTGATTGAAACTCGTTTTTATACGAATCGAATACAACATAATCTAAATCTGCCTGATTCATGTAATATAAACTCCTTGACTTCATTTTGAACCGCGTCCCGGATGATGCACTACACCTTCGTCGTCCACGAGGACAGCCTCACGACGGTCTTCGACCACGCGAGTTACATCGTGCACACGTCCAAGTGTCTCGACACGGGACTTGTGTGTGGATACGCGCAAGGATCTGTCGCGCCATGCCTGGGCACCCGCGGGAACGTCAGCCTGGGTACCTCAGACTCCAAGATCCTCCGAGCCACGGTCAGGATGATGGGGGGCGTCAAAGAGTACGGCCACTACTGCACGATGGGCAAGTGCGTCGCGTGTGGGACGAAGAAGAGCAAGACGTGGGGACCTACTTCGTGCGAACGGTGCTTCATGAAGAATTAAAATCTAAGTAAATATAGTGCGCACATGGATGAGTATTCGTTATGGGATCTGTTACCGTTTGACGTTCAAGAGGTGATCATAAACAAACGCAACGCCATGGAGCGTGAGGACTATAAGAACGCGATAGGTAAGAAGCATGAAAAAAGAAAAAAGAAACAAGGACGGTCTTTGTTGACGCCAGACATGGTGCGTTTTTTGATGGAGTGGACGACGGAACCGATGGAGTACATCGGCTGGGCGTTTGAGACCGAGCTGCACGAACTCGAGACCCTCATAGATCCCCCGACATTCGTTAACACGTACAATCACGACTATGCGCAGTATTTCGACGTTTTTTTGACCCGTTCCATCGAGTTCATGGAGGACCCGGAAAACAAGGACGAGTGGATATGCCCCACCGAGGATCACTGGCTGACGATGTTCGCGCGCCTTTCCGACTTTCACAGGAAGCACAGTCACCTCAACCTCCTGGACGAGCGCGACGGCATGCCCGCGGTGTGGCTGTGGTTGGAGATGCAAAAGGACCCGTCGACCGATCTGTCCCGCGAGAGGAAGGATGCCCTCAGGGGCCTGGGGGTGAATCTTCCACGTAGACGCCGCAATAATAATGTTGTATAACAGTACCAACAATGAGTCTCAGTAACCTTTCAAACTACCTTAACAAGCGCAAGTGGTTGAGTGATGTCGAGAAGCGTCGCCTGCTGATGAAGAAGGCGTACGGTGCGGCGACGAACGAAGCCATTCGTAACGAAGTTAAGGCCATCTACACGAAGAAGATGTCCAAGCCGCGACGGGCCAAGGGTGAAGCCAAGCGCGCGCGCACCATCGGTAACTTCCTTCGCCGCACGAAGCGCATCCGCCGACTTAATAAGAAACGGTTGGTCCCGAACAAGCAGGTGGCCGAGCTGGCCCAGAGCAAGGCCACCGTCCCGCAGATCCTCGCCGTGATCCGCGCCTACCGCCTTCGCATCCGCGCGGAGAAGCAAGCCGAGTTGGCCAAGCGCAAGGTGGAGATTGAACAGCGTCGCGTCGCACGCCGCAAGGCCCTCGAGGAAGAGGCGAAGAAGCGTCAAAACAAGACCATCGCTCGCATCGCCCGCATCAACACCAAAAAGCGCCTCCCAGCTGCGGAGGTCAACCGCCTCGTCGAGAGCAAGGCGACGATAAAGCAGATTCGATCCGCGATCCGCGCGAGACGCCAAGCGGTCAAGGCTGGCAAGGACGCCGCCAAGCTCGCTCGTGAGAAGGCCCGCCTCAACAAGCTTCGCGCCTCCATCCAAAAGAAGCGTCACCTCACCCAGGCGCAAAAGAACGCAGCCTTGGCCCGCGTCGGCAAGAACAAGCCGGCCAACATCCTCAAGTCCATCAAGCGCAAGGCGACGAACGCGGTCAACAAGCAACGCGCGACGAAGAAGGCCAAGCCGTCGCCCAAGCCCACGAAGAAGCGCCGCACCGCCGCCCAGCGAGCCGCCAACGAGGCCGCGGCCGCGGGTCTCCTCGTGACCGGTCCGCGCAGAAGACGTTAAAAATTGACGCGCGAATCATGGAGTGGGTGAAAAAACAAATCAATGAACTCAAGAAGGAACAGACACGCCTTGAGGAGGCTATGCTCGTCGTCCAGAGAAGACACAACTTCTTCACGGAAGAGGCGCATAGGCTCTACAAGATGTCGAACGACGAGCGGAGAAAAATCTTTAACCCCTTCGTGGAGATGGCGGGGGATCTCTGGGAGCCCATCATGCTCGAGCTCTCTGAGGATCTGGATGAAGGCACCTACGACCGGTGTAGGAAGATCATGGAGAACCACGAATCTCCGATGCAGATGAATACGCACTTCCTCAAGGCGTGTCCACACGTCGTGCTCAAGAAGCTCCAGGCGCAACTGTGCGAGAAGAGCCACGAGTGCCTTAAGGTGACCACGCGCTTGACGGACCTGTTTCAACTTCAAATAAGAGTGCTGGATGGGACGGAGACGTCGTGTAGTTATCACAGAGCTAGGGTGTCGTAATACGCGTTCTGCTTGTCCTGTTTACGAATGGACTTGATGTGCCAGAGTGCCAACCGCGGGTCCGCCTTGAGCGCAGCGGCCTCGCCCCCGGTGAGCTTCTCGTGGACGCCACCTTGCCATAGAATCTTTTTGTCATTTTTAAAAAAGCGACCTTGATAGTCGGGCCAGTTGATCCACCCACACTCGTTCGTTTGAAACTTGTGCGTCAACAACCACTCCGCGGTGTACCCGGGGCAGATGTTGATCCGTGGCACGTACAGGATGTCGCCGTTGAACCCACGAAGGCTCATCAAGAGGTCGTGTTGGGGGATCTCGTCCGCATCCAACATGAGGATGTAATCGCCCTTGCACTGGGTAATGTGGTAGTTCCTGTGGGCGCTGAAGTTACCGTCGAACTTGCGCTCGCACACGGTAATGTCCTTTTGGTAGATTTCGAGGACAGTCCGCACGAGGTTCGTCGCGTTTTCTGAATCGACGAGGACGTTGATGTCGTCGTCCGCGCTCTTGACACGCACAAGGAAGTGGAGCAAATCATCCAATTCCTTGTGCTCGGTGCACACGCCGATGGCGTAGGTGATTTTCATATTACAGTGACAGCGCTCGTGTTCTTTAAATGACGAGCTTCTTTTCGTGTCCAACCATGAGCTTTAAGTCCACCCACACCGGGTATCCCGCGGCTTTGAGATTCTTACACAAGGCGACGTCCTCCGAACACAAGTCACGGATGATCGTACCGTCCTTGAGGGTCATCTCTTGGAGCGGTTGGTCAAAGAATGGATAGCGAAGATTTTCCAACACACCCTTACGGATGGCCATGAAACCCATGCCGTTGTAGGCCACCTTGAACGGTCCTTGGTCCTTCTTCTCGTCAAAGTCCTTTGTCGTCATGAATTGGAACGATCCGTGTTCCTTGAAATATTCCTCATCCCATTTCTCCACGCACGCGTACGACTTCAAGTCGGTCATTCGGTACACCCCGCTGTAGACCGGGTACTGCGTCGCACACCCCTCGATGAGCTCGATGAGCTGTTCGGGTAACCAAAATATGTCCGAATCGATGGTGACGAAGACGTCGTAATCGAGTTGACCGTTATTGAACGGCTTTTGCTCGACACCTCGGAGAACGTCTAACCCGAGGCACTTCATACGACTGAACGTGACAAAGGACGAGTATTCGTTAGTCAGCATAATCGTGTAGCCCTTGTTCTGGAGGAGCATTAGGCTTTGCGACCATTGCTTGAGGAAGGTTCCGCTGAAGTTGTTCCCGGGGAGGGCGATCACGACCTTTCGCATCTTTAGTCATGGTCGATTTCATCCTTTAAGTGCTCACGGTTCTTTAGGTGTTCCTCCTCGACCAACTTTTTGTTCTCACCGCAGTAGCCCACCGCGTAGTGGTTGTCCACCAACCACTGGTTCACGTTCGTCCACTCACCCTTCGGGGGCTTGACCCAGATCTCTCCCAACACTCGACCGAACTTGCCGCGGCTATCGCGTTCTTGGCATCTACACTCCAACTCGGCATCCTCGATGTGGATCCACTCGGACAGTTTCTTTTTTGAAAGGAGTCCGTACTTCTTCTCGACCGCGTCCGACGTGCGCGACTCGGGGGTGTCGATTCCTAGAAGACGGATTCTTTGCTTGGTCATGGTGTCGAATCCGAGATCGAAAACGGCGTCGATGGTGTCTCCATCCACTACGCGGGTCACCTGGTGGATGGAGAAGCGGAATTCACAAGGGTCTTGGTTGTACGGCATATATTCATGTGCTTAGATAAATCTTCAAGTATATGACCCCACCAACACCACCTATGAGACTCGCGAGGAGGCACCAGTCACACAAGTAGTTATGATGACGTTCGACGTGGGAAGACGTCCAGTCACTCATCTATATAATTACAACTCATAATCGTACGAGACCGGCGTCGGCTCCGTCGCATCACCACGGTTGGATGTCTCCGTGAGTTTGGTGACACCGTTCTCCTTGATCATCCACCCGGGTGCGTACCTCGGCCGTTGGTAGGCCATCGTGAACTTTTTCACCTTTTTGTGCGAGTACACAGTGAACACCTTCGTCCCGACGGAGTGCCCGTCCGCGTTCCACGCCGACCAAGTAGCGTCACCGGCGTCGTCGAGGTATTCCGGGTCACAAGACGTTAAACTCTCATTGCTCGAGCATAGGTACCTGTTGGGCGCCGCGTGCACCTGCACCTGCGATCGAGGCACGCGCTTACCGTCGGCGAGGATGTCAGCCAAGTGAAGGCCGAGGGTGTTGTTCTGGACGGCGATGTAAAAGTCGTACCTATATTCTTCGTCGTCACCCGTGCACGGTCTGCCGTACCACAGGGTTTCGATGCCGTATCCACCGTCGCTGTTGCTCAAGGCGATCGCCGGGGTGTTCTTGTTCTCCCAGTGCGATCGCACCTCGTCGATGGTTTCACACGTGGACGCCGCGGTCGGGGACGTGCTGTACCCCACGTCGGTGAGTTCGTATTTGCAGTCCCCACCCTCCTTGCTGATGTCGAACTGGACCATCTTACACCAGTCGTCCGGTGATTGGTGGGCGACGACGTAGGTGTCTTTGGTGTCCGTGGAGTTCATCTTGAAAATGTTTTGTTCGTGACGAGTCGGGTTTTTGGGCGAGAACCACGAACCGTGGTACTTCACAGCCTTTGGTACGTAATCACCCGGCTTCTCACACGCACCCAAGGTCCCAGAGTGCCCGGTGATCTTTCTCAACTGACAGTGCCTGACGTTCTTCCCGGCTTCACGGAAATTGTACGTCACCACGTCGGACCACCCCTTGATGGTCGGAGACTCGCCAACCTTGTTCTTGTTCGAGTCCATGAGGACGAACTTGATTCCCGCCGTTCGGTGTGGGCAACAACCCCGTCGGTTGGTGAGGCGGACCTTTCCAATCTTTTGCATCGATCCCAGATCGACAATCATGTCGTCGATCTCGTTCTCGTCGCGTCCCAAAGTGTGGGCAAAGTTCCACTTGTGTCCGTCCGTGAGATTGGCCAACGGACCGGCCGTGTGGAAGTTGTCAGCCTCCACAGGCTTGCCTTTGGAAATCAACGCACCCTCGTCGTTATAAACCTCCAACTCGGCGACGTTGATGATGGCGTGCGTGTCGTCGTCGTTCCCCGTGCCCCCTTCACTCGTCGTGGTTCGAGAGGCGTCGTAGGCGATGTCCATGATGAGTTGGACGTACTGTGCGTCTGGGGCTTCGATCAGTTTCTCCCTCGAAGCCTTCTCGGCGACGGTGACCTCGTTGGACGTCTGATCATCACCAAAGCCACCAAATATTTGTTTGATGAAAGCCGTGATGTCGAAGCCACCGTTGTTTTCGTTCCCGTACGTCTCGCGTCGCCTGAACAAGACCATGGCCAGGGCGAAGAGGGCGAGGACGATGAGTGCGTTCCTGTATCGGGGTCGCATATACTATAGGATGTAGAATTTTTTACTCACCGAGGGCGTGTGACCGATCGTCTCGGCGGTCTGGCGAATGGCTTCCTTCTCGTCTTTGGCGGATTTCAAAAACTTTGCGAAGAGTTGCATCGACCCGGCCGTTCGTATGTCCTTCAGTTGGAGGTGGTCGTTCTTCATGATGCCCCTTAAGAGGTCGCGGACCCTTTCCCACTTGGCGTTCCCAACGAGGAGGGGTGCGTTCTGTTGGACCAATGCGCGGTGGAGTACTCTGTCCTTGACGGTGAACTGTCGCCGCTGACCACTCTTGGCGGGGAAGTCGAAGACCACCGTCTCGCCGTCACCCTTCAACTTGACGTGACGTCGTTGAAGTTGGAACGCACCCAAAGCCCCGGTGTCCCTCTCCGCCACCCCACTGCGGAGGTACGCGGACGCGATCATTCGCAGAGCCAGGGCGTCGTCCCACCTAAGGCTGCTCACCTTGAGTTGGTTGAGTAAACGCGCGGTGACGTTTCGTATCTTTCCGAAATCGATGTCGTTCGCCCGATCGCGTCTCTTGTCTCGCTGCTTTCGGAGAAAGCTCTCGTTGTAGTAATAGTGTTTCTTCCCATTCGCGTCCACCGCCGTGGCCTGGAGCTTCGCACCGGGTCGTGGATCGACTTTCACGTCTTTGTATGCCGGTGGGATGCCGAGCTTCCTGCACCTGATCTGTTCTGCCTCGGAAACGGGACGTCCATCTTTGTAAAAGACACCTCGTTTTCGGGTTATGTAACCCATTGAAACAATCTTACCATTTAAGAGCTAAATTTTTTACCAGCCATACCGTCACGAATGGTGAGGATGTTCCACGACGTCGCGTACATGCGGTGGAGGTTGTTACCACCCGAGACGCCTTGAAGCTTGATCATGGCCGTGTCACACCTGCTCATGTTGATCGAACCTGTGGGGCGGGAAGGGGTGTTGAGGACCAAGCTGAACGGCCACGTGTACACAGGAACGTCGTCAAGGCTGGTGTCCGGAAGCGCCGAACAGTGCAACTCGGGGACGATGGTGTGGTGATAGACATTTGAAAGTTCGTCACTGTGAACGACACCGTTCACATACAGGCTAGCTTTTTCGAAAGTCCACTCGTCGCTCCAGTGATTACCAGTCGCATTCCCGCTCACGATGTGGAACGCGCGCACAGGGTGGTTGAAGTAGCTCAAGTCATAATCTGTGTCGGTGTTGGCGGCAACTTGGGTTTGAACCTCTGTGAAAAGCAAGTCGTGCTGCTTTTCGACGAAATAGGCCCGCTCGTCGGTGTCGAGCATGTGGAATTGGGCGTACACCTTCGGCGAGCCCGTGACGTTGAAGCTGCCATTGCGGCACTTGATTCTGATCTCCACCGCGTGGTGTTGGAGGGCGATCAAAGGGAGGCACTTGGTGTAATCACCCTCACCGAAGAAGAAGGGGATCAAGTAGTGATCAGACGCTGACGTGTTCACGTCGACGCCTCTCAAGTTGCCCTTCACATTGTTGGTCGTGATCGCACACGACGCCTTGGCCTGGTCCGGGCGGTACAACAAGTTGTGAACGCCTTGGATGTAGAGGCTGTCCATGACGCACACTTGCTGGCCTCCGATCCAGAGGCTGAACTCCGTGGGCTTGGTGGAATCACTGCTGAAGAAGCCGGTGTTGTCGTTTTGAATGGAACCAATCTTCGGGTGTTCGACCCAGATGGCACCCAACAAATCTCCCTTGGACGGGATCGGGATGAGGACCTCGTTGTCCGCCCCGAACGTACCGATGTAATCCAACCTCTCGACCTTGCTACTGAAGTTGGTGTGTTTGCGGTAATTTTGCCTAAAGTATGAAATTTCCGGTGAGCCAGTCAAGTACTGGTCTTGAACCCCTCTGCTGACAAGTTCAATCAAAGCCGCCGACATGCTGTATTACTATTATGAGATATTAAAAAAATCCGACCACTTCAAACACAGGCGGGCGTCCATGATCTTTCAGGCCTTGGCGTGGCACGCCCGTGACGAGGACGACGGTCACGGGCCCCACCTCATCAGCGTCGTGGGCAAGGACGCGTGCGGAAAGTCAGTGTGCGTGACGACGGAGTTCAAGCCGTACTTTTTCGTGAGGCTTCCTGAGACATTTACCCAGAGGGACGTGAAGATCCTACTGGATGAGATCCGAGAGCGGTGCCCTGACTGCCTCGAGGGGCACGGTATCGTGCGGAAGAAGGACGTCATGGGGTTCACGAACAACGAGGAGCGACTCTTCCTAAAGCTGGACGCGCGCAACCTGGCGTCGAGGCGGGCGATGGACGGATTCTTTCGTTACCGGAAGAAACACCTCACCGTGTACGAGTCGAACATAGAGCCCACCTTAAGGCTCTTGCACCGAACGGGCATCCAGTCCGTGGGTTGGTTGGAGGTTGGTCAGTACAATCCCGCGTTCTACGCGACCACGGACATCGACGTCTTCTGTGACGACTGGCGTGAGCTCAAACCCGTGGAAGGGCGGGACGAGGACGTCGCCCCGTTCGTCGTCGCGTCGTTCGACATCGAAGCCTACAGCGAGCGCAAGCAGTTCCCTGACGCCAATCTTCCCGGTGACGCGTGTTATCAGATCGCGATGACCCTTTGTAAGTACGGTGAATCCGAACCGTTCGATCGCGTGTGTTTCTGTCACAAGGAGACCGCGGACGTCCCAGAGGGCAGGATCGAGTGGTTCGACACGGAGAGGGAGGTGCTGGAGGCGTGGGCCAAGTACGTGCACGAAAAGAACGTGGATGTCATCACCGGGTACAACATCTTCGGGTTTGACTTTTCTTTCCTGTTTACGCGGGCGGTGATGGTCAGGTGTGCGCCGTCTTTTTACAATCTGGGGAGGATACGAAACACCCCGAGTAACATCACCCACAAGAACCTGAGTTCGTCCGCGCTCGGGGACAACACCCTCAAGCTCTTGCCCATGCCCGGTCGTTTCATCTTCGATCTGTTCCACCTGATAAAATCTCAGTTTAAGCTCGATTCGTTTAAACTGGAGTATGTGGCGACGCACTTTCTCAAGGACCAAGGCAAGTATGACATGCCGGCCAAAGAGATGTTCCGCAGGTACGAAGTGGGTGACGCCAAGGAGTTGGGTGATGTCGCCGCGTACTGCATCCAAGACACGCTTTTGCTTCATCTTCTAATGGCCAAGCTCTCGACCCTTCAGTCACTGTGGGAGATGGCTCGTGCGTGTCACGTCTCCTTGAGTCATCTCGTCGAACGAGGGCAGCAAGTGAAAGTGTTCAGTCAGCTGACGCGCAAGGCGCGGGAACTTGGCTACATGGTTCCGGTGATACGACAAGATAGGTCGTCACTCGAAGACGGCTACCAAGGGGCTACAGTCTTGGATCCGATCCCAGGTGCGTATTTCACCCCAATCGTCGCCCTGGATTTCGCCAGTCTGTACCCATCCATCATGTGTGCGCACAACATGTGCTACTCCACCTTGGTCCTGGACGATCGAAGATATGGCAACATCCCGGGTGTGGAGTACGACACCTTTGTCGTTGACGGGAAGACGTACAAGTTTGCCCAGGGGGTTCCGAGTCTGTTACCCGTCATCCTCACGGAGTTGAAAGCGTATCGGAAGAAGGCGAAGAAGGAGATGGCGTCCACCACCGATCCCTTTAAGAAGTCCATCCTGGATGGGCGACAGTTGGCCTATAAAGTGTCGATGAACAGCGTGTACGGGTTCACCGGCACGGTTCGGGGGATGTTGCCGTGCGTCGCGATCGCGTCGAGCGTCACGTGTCGTGGGCGGGGGATGATCGAAGAGACCAAGGCGTACTGCGAGAAACACTTCAACGCCAAGGTGAGGTACGGGGATACGGATTCTGTCTTTGTGGAATTCGATCTCGAGGGAAGGGACCCGATGTCCAAGGAGGCCTTGGACTTTGCGTGGTCGTTGGGTGAGAAGGCTGCGGAACAGTGCAGCGCGCTCTTCAGACCACCCAACGATCTTGAACTCGAGAAGGTGTACAGACCTCTCATCCTATATAGCAAGAAGCGTTACGCAGCCAAGTTATGGACGATGCATAAGGATGGTGAGATGCACATGGATTACGTGGACGTGAAGGGGTTGCAGTTAAAGAGGCGGGACGGCACCAAGCACATGCGGCGGGTGTGCACGGAGTTGTTGGACGTCATCCTCGATTCCAGTGACACCAAGCGACCGACTGAATTGGCCAAGGAACGAGCGCTCGAACTCATCGAGGGGAAGATTGGCATGGAAGAACTCACCCTGTCCCAAAGTCTGGCCGCGGAGTACAAGAACCCCAACCTCTCACACGTCGTCGTCAGGGACAAGATGAAAGCGAGAGCCCCTGGAAGTGAACCCCAACCGGGTGATCGTGTGCCGTACGTGTTCATAAAGACCCCCGACCCGAGGGCGAAAGCGTACGAGAAGGCGGAGGATCCCCTCTGGGTGCAGTCACACGGGGACGAGATTAAGATTGACTATTACCACTACTTCACCAATAAGTACGTCGAACCTATATCTCAGCTCCTCCAACCCCTTTTGGGTGACGGATGCAAACAGCTCCTTTTTGGTGACATCATAAAGCGCTTTAAGCCCCCGAGGCAGAAGAAGCAGATAAAGGGACAGACCACCCTCGATGCATTGTTTAAGAATTACGCTAAAATCACATCCAAGACGAAAGACCATGGAGTTCTCGACAAAGATTGCGGAGATGCTCAAGGTGGAAGTGAACAATCAGATTCAGTCACACCTTGACGATCAGTTTCAAGAGTACATAAACAAGATCAGTCGGCGTCACTGCATTCCCGTGCCCGTGCTCATCAGTGACCTTCCACCGGCTCTCAACTGGAGTACGTGCCGGTGTCGGGGACTGGTCAAGACGGGGGAGAGGTGCACGAGGAACGGAAAGTTTAGTGGGTTTTGTTCGGCCCATCACAGCCAGAGGGAGGTGTTGTCACCGGTGAACGTGCAGAGGACGTCGAGTCACACCCACGATCTATCATGTGGGTACGTCAAGGGATGTCCGGCGTGTGATGGAACGGATGAAGAGCTTAAGGACTTTGGATCTATATTAGACTAAGAATGAGTAGCAGACAGACACTATTGTTAAACAATCTGAACACCTTCTATGAAGATCCTAGACATCGAGGGATGCTCTTGGACATCCTCCAAAAAAAGAATGGAATCAGCCTCAGGAACATTGAGTTTTTCTGCACGCAGTTTGCGAAGAAGCACAACACCACGTACCGAACCATGGATGACAGAGTCTTGAACGTACACGCCGCCTATAAGAGCTCGCTCTCAGGTTTCAGCAAGGGTCTCTTCGACCCGTTCTGTCGGGGCCCGGACGCGAAGATCACGTACGAAGTCCCTGGGACGGGTGAGAAAATCAACACCACCCTGGCCCAGCTCAACTTTATGCGCTTTGCCATCAAGAACAACGTGGTCGACTATCTGTTGAATCACAAGGAAGTCTTGGCTAAGAATTGATCCACCACGTTCGGTGTTCGAGGTTTTTCCGGTCCGAGCACTGGCTCGGCCGGGCACCACTGTTTCTCTTCTTCATCCTCCACTTCATCCGCGTTCAAGATGCGAACCCGACCTTGGTCGAACTCCAAGACGACGTACGCCGTGTAATACATGTGCATTGTGAAGCTCTTCCCACTGTCCGTGGCGGCTTCGTCGATGAGAACTTCCATCGTCGTCTTGTTCCCCTTGAGCGTGTCAAAGGCAAGACTACCCGAAGGCGTCGAATTGAGTGGATGGGTGGCGAAGCTGTACGTGTAGATGTTACGCACCGGTCGGGCCATGTGCTTGTGGGACACGGTGAGGTACTTGTAGAACGAGTGATCGGGGGAGGTCACGTCCGGTAGTCTTTGACCTTTAATGAACAAATACGCCTTGTCCATTACAGGAGCAAACCACGTGTAGGTCTGATCGAAATCGTTGAGTCGCGAAAAGTTGTAACGGTTCATGCAGTACAGTTCACCGTCGCTCGTCGGGTTCCCGTCGTCCGAGACGTCTTCCTGCTCGAATGCCCTGTTCCTGAAAAACCAGTGAAACGTTTTCACGGGAAGGTTCGGGACGAGGTTCATGGTCACCGTTCGCTCGTCCACGCTCACGAGCTGGTCGGGGTGGCGTCTCACCATGTCCGTCAGCATCGTTCGCTTGGACGACGCCATGAAGAAGCGCTCCTCGGGGCTCACCGATATCTCCTCTGTGATCACGTCGAACTCCGACAGGGTCAGGGTCGACGACGTGTTCGAGAACCACTTCTGATTGTAGAACTCAAACTCAAAGTACACCTTACTTCGGTGCACGCTCGCCATGGGGAAGTACGGCGTGTTCCTCTTGTTCTTGTCATACTCCCGCGTTGACCAGTTCTGGGAAAAGAAGAATGGAATGGGGATGAGGACCTCGGACTCCTGCTCGGCGTACGATGGGTTGTCTTCGGCCGTGTCGTAGGCGAGGGAACGGTTGAGGAGGTGGCGGTTGGAAACCTTCGAACTCATCTCGGTGTAAATCTCGTCATAGATGACCGCCCAGTCGTCGTAGATGGTCTCGAGCACGGCGTCGTCGCAACGCATCGTCACGGACTTGAGGAGGGCCCGCCCGATCTGATCGGCGTAGTTACCACCCGTCTCGAGCGCAGGAAGTTTTATGGATAACCAAATGTTCGTCAGGAGGTCACCGAAGTTTCGTGGGTCGAACTCCACCTTGATCGTGCTTCCGAAAGGCCAGTTGGGGTTGGCCGATCCCGGGCGGTTGACGTTCGTCGCCCTGTGGTACTTCCGGAACTGGCTGTGTTGTAGTTTGGTCGGGTCATAGTAGAAGAGTCCATCTCTCGAGTCCTTGGACAAGAGGTGCTTCTCCTGTGCTCCGATGGCGTTTAGACAAATCTTCGCAGCTTCACCTGCCATCTCTACTCTGTACTTTACAAATTTTTACTCTTCACCCATCGCGAGGATGACTAGCTCGCCGCCATAATTCTTGTGTTGGTGTGAATTTCATCCTCAAAGGACCAGCTTTTTTGAGGAAGTTATAAGGCAGCGCATTTTGAAGTGACTTATGCGTACTTTTTTTCCATTTTCTTCTTATAGGCATAATACTCATCAGCCTTCTTGAAAGCTTTAAATTCAGCCTTGAATCCCTTGTCAATGAGATTTTGATCCTTCTTCTTTTGGGCAGTCGTTGGGTTTTTTATCTTGTATAAAGTGCGTCCGTAATCGACGGATTTGGCCTGAGCCTTTACCATATCTTCAACTGTCTTGATCCGTTCTTTCTGGAGTTTCTCATATTTCGTGAGCTCCGTCTTTGACATCTTGGTCGTGATCTTTTTAGGGAGGAGTTTTGGTCCTTTCATATCTACTATTTACTTTACAAATTTTTACTCTTCACCCATCGCGAGGATGACTAGAACGATTAAGCACACGATCGACAGTGAATTGACTAAATGTGAGCGGTACACGACATCTACTTCTTTCTACTTACATAATTTTTCCTAACGCGCGTGCCCGTGATCTTGCGGTATCGCTCCCGGATCGACTGCACGGACCGGGTTGAACCGAAGAGGCGGGAGAGTGTGGGGTAGTGGAGTTTCTCTAGGGACCCGGCGAGGCGGATGAGTTCGTCGTCCTCCGCTCGAGTCCAAAGGCACTTTTTGAACTGCTTCGTGGTGGTCTTCCATCCGCTTCGACCGCACTTAATGCACCCCCTTTGGCGACACTTACGACACGCTTGTATCGTCCACCTCATGTCACTCTCCCAATCGAATGTCATACTGTCTGTGTTTGAAGTACGTCTGGAGCGTGCGTGCGAACACTGACAACTCGTCGACGGTCATGGCGCGACTCTTCGGTCGCACCATCCGGGAGACGCCAGTCTGGCGGTTTAAGAGATCGCGTGGTGATACTCGTAGTTTGGTGTTATTGAAGCAATCACGACACACCCTTTCAAATTTTTTACCAATCCTCTTAAAGAAGTGGTCGTTATAGTGCCAATCCGGCTCGTGGACAAAGTCTATGTATTGGTCATAAAGGATTTCCTCCACGTCGTCGTACGGTTCGACGCATATGAAGGTCGGAGCCAAGCACCAAAAGCATGGGTGGTCATAGCTGATGATCATCCTTCTTAAGGAAGATGGTGTAAATGTTAAGTAGTATGATCGTCAAGGAGAGTGAAGACGGGACGCGCATCCTTGTTGGACAGACCGCCAAGGAGAATGACCAACTGACCCAAACCGCCGACCCCGACTACTACTGGTTTCACGTCGCGGATTGCCCTGGTGCTCACGTCATCGTGGAGGCGACGTCCATGAGTCGGGAGACGAAGAGGGATGCGGCCACCCTCGCCGCGCACCACAGCAAGGCGTCTGGGATGAGGATGGTACCGGTGGACTACTGCAAAGTGAGCCACGTGCATAAACAGGAACACGCCCACCACGGAGAGGTCGCACTCGACGTGGATCACGTGACGACCCTGACCATCTTCACGAACAAGGAGTTTACGAGACTCAGGCGTCTCCTCGCGTGAGATCATCCGAACGGAATATTTTTTCCTCTCCGATCTTGCTTACTTCCCGGTACCCGTACGTTTGGAGGAGTTCGCTCAAATCACACTCATTGACTCCGCACTGGTGCATGTTGACCGGAACCCACTCCAGCTGAATCACCGGTCTATATTTTTCCAACGTCTTCCGACCACCCTCGAGGACGCGGAACTCCCACCCCTCCGTGTCGATCTTCATGAAGTGAAGGGGTCTGTCGACGTCGTAAAAGAATTCATCAAGAGTTCTCGTTTGGATCTCGACCGGTACGACGTCCTTGAAGCGCATGGGCGTCTCGCTGAGGGTGTGCATACCGTTGTGAGCGGCACACGTGTTCAGAACACTCGAACCGGAGATGTTCGACAGGGCCACGTCAAAAGTCTGAACATTTTTCAAATCATTCAATTCGATGTTATCAACGAGACATTTGTAACTTTTGATGAATGGTTCGAATGAATAAAAAAATGATTTTGGGAGATACTTTGCCAAGAGGGTGTAACTCCCTGATTGCGCGCCGACGTCGGCGACGTTGAACTCCCCCTCTGGATCGATCTGTGAGAAGAATTTGTGGATGGACGCCATCTCCCATACTGTCTTGTTGGGTTTGAATGTGAACGGGGTCACTTCAAGAGTCTCCGATGTGACTTTGATCGGCAACCTCGTGTCGTTGAAATAGGAATATTCCATATTAGTATTCATCGTTTGAATCTTTTAAATAATATTGGTTTACATATATGAACACTAACAAAGTCACGGCGTACGACAAGGACTTCAACACCGTGTCAGTGAGAAACATACCGAAGAAGCTGGCGGTTTACATCGCCGACGATCTCCCAATTAACGGTAAACCACGACAAGTGTACGACCGACGCGCGTTGAATAAGTTGCAAAAGCGCGTGTCCCCGATCACCAGGAGACCGATCGTGCTGGGTATTCGACAGCTATACAACGAAACGCCTCGACAAAAACTTTTGAAATTCATGGAGACGCGCAAGAAGCTGACGAAAAAACAGATTGGGAACTACCTGAATCGCCTGAAAAGGGGCGAATCGGCGAATCGGATCATGAACGACATCAAGGCGACGACGATCACGAAGACGAACACCTTGAATGAAAACAAAATCCGCGTGGAGACCGTGGCACGGGAAATAGAGAACATTGCCCGAAACACCGGATATTACAAACACAGTAACCGGTACGACGTCCGAATGCCAAAAGCTTTCAAACGAAGGATGTTGAGTGAGCTCGTCAGAAAAGAGAAATTGCGTGGAACACCACCAGAAAACGGGTTCGGTGGATATGGAAGTAGTCGTTTCGTTCGAGAAGTCTACGAGTGGCTGAACTTTGCCAACCGAGATTTCAAAGCGTTGAAAAAACACGGGTACAAGAAAGTCTACGCCGACAAAAACAGAATCATCGAGAAGTTCTTGGCGCGTCTGAATGCCGGCAACTACAATACACTCAAGGGGCTCGGTGGTTATCGACCCTATCTCATGCAGCGGGTGCGCGATGAAGCGTGGGGTCGTTCCAACAACAAAAAATATAGATACGAATTCAACAAGTCGGAGCTCAACGACAATCTCAACGAGTATTTGGAAGCCAATCGAGAACAAGTGCGAGAAGAACTGCTTGGTAGATTTGAGCCGTACGTGAATAACAATAACGACAAGAGGAAGCTCGTGAACACCGCCAACTTGAACACGACACTGCGAAAGAAGATTGACATCATGGCAGCGTACATGAAAAAGAAAGGTGTCAAAGTCCCGACCAACGTTCTTCGGGTCCCCTATTAGTGGGAAAAAAAACATGTTGTGGTACAATAAAAGATGCGTTTGACGACCGCCCAAACCACCTTCATAGCGATCTTCATCGTGGCCGTGTTCCTTTACCCAGGCAAACAAAAGAAATGGATGTTCGCCATTGCCCTCGCCCTCTCTCTTTTACATACTTATGATCACCTCTTTAGGGTTTCGAGGAACGAAGATGAAACGTTCCTCCTCGCATAAGGATAAACACCATGGGGATACCAAGTGACGCACGATGTTGAGTGTCTTCCAAAACGTCCTCCGCCATCACGAGTACAAGGATTCCACGATTCGTTTGTATTCACGAATCCTCAAATCTTCCGGCGTCGACCTCGCCAATCGCCGACAGGTCCACCGCCAGCTCACGAACAGGGTGTTGCACGATGACAACCAAGGTGAACGTTTCAGGGCCTTTTTGCTTTATGACCGATTCAGCAGAGGCTTGCCCATCCCGGGTGGTCGTCGACCGCGAAGTCCGCGCGCCAATCTTAAGGAGTACTGCCTGTCGGAGATGGACCACCGGAAGATCGCCAAGGTGTGGTGGCTCTGCCGTGTCCACCCGAAGTCGTACAGCGTCGACACGGCCATCTATTACGTGAAGAACGAGGACAAGGATGATCGACATGGTAACGGTCACCGAGCCCGAGAGGCTCTCAAGGACTTTGACGAACGCCACTTAAACTTTAACGGCAACCGCGAGGTCCGAGCGCACTACGTTCGATGCCGAAGAAAAATGTAATCCTATACTAATGTGGTTGTACGTCATCTTCGCCGCGTGTGTGGCGTGTCTCGTCCTCTCCAACAACAACCGCAACCGTTCGTTGGACATTCAAAAGCTCGTCCGTCAGTCGGCTCGGTACGCCACGGCCGCCCAGCAGGATGCGAGCCCATTGGTCGCCCTCCTCCACGCGAACTACAGTGCCGGTTACTGGTACGCCCTCCGTGACATCGCCACGGAGTCGGCCATCCACAACGCCACCGGCATCGACACGAAGAAGTTCGCTCGCCACGTGGCCAATGTCCAAGACATGATCAGCAAGAGGGTCAATGAGATCTGCCCTAAGATGGTCGGAGAAGTTGATTTATATCTTGCAACCATCGGAGGAGAAGCTTAAAAAGATTGGGCGTCTCATTGACAAGGGGGAGACGGAATGGTCAAGGTGATCAGGGATGCGAAGTGGGATGGGTTCCTTAAACAAGCCTTGAGCCATTACGGGGTTAGAGAGCCTACCCCAAAATGCATTCAGTACGCGAATGCATTTTGGAGGTATACCGCGACGCGCACGATCTTGAAGAAGCGTAGGGACACTCGTGTTTGTAAAAAAATCTAACTGTACATTACAACAATGTTGCTCGACCAAGAGAACTTGCGGCCAGTCATGGTGGCCATGGCTGTGTACATCGCCATCGTGATCGTCACCACTCGACTGATCACCCGCCCGGTGGGCATCAAGGCCGTAGACGACTTGATCCTCTACGTCAAGGCCCAAGAGTCCCAGATGATGTCCGGGACGATCCTAACGGGTCTCATCGTCTTGGCCACCAACTACGTCGTTCAGGAACTGATGTAGGACGTTGTCGTTGATTTTCCTTGAGTGGTCATGATCCATCCACGTCAGCCGTTTGGTGTAAGTGTCCAACATATAGGCGTATAGTTGTTCTCTGCTGGGTCGCCCCCACTCGGTGTTTTTGACAAAAAGGAAGTCGTCCTTTTCGACTTTTTGGGGTTCGCACTCGATGGTGTACGGGGTCTTTATGTACTCCGGTGCTCCACCCCAGTCGGTGATGATCACGGGTTTGTTCCACACGGCAGCGGCTTCGTACGCCCCCATGCCTACACCCTCAGACTTGGAGAAGCTGACATAACAGTCTCCGCGGGCATGGATGTGTCCCAACTCCTCCTCGGATAAGAGACCGTTGACGACTTCGACGCGTGGGATGTTAATCCTGACTTCTTGGTTCGCCGTGCACTTGACCAAGAGGCGCGTGTCCGGCTTGTTGAGGCGGACGAAGGCTTCGAGGATGTCCCTGAACTGTTTCCTATCGTCGAGGATGTTCCCAATGTGATAGAACGTGTAGGGTCGTTGTGGGACGTGGGCGTGCACCACCTTCCACGTGGTGAGCGGGAACTGTTTGGAGAGCACGCGCTGACAGAACGCACTCGGGACGAAGATGGTCTCGAAGTGTTCGGTGAGCAAGCCGTAGGATTCGTGCACGGGTTCGGTCTCACACACCGTCATGCAGGACACCTTCTTCGCCCGGCTTTTGTAGTAGTCAATGCGCTTGATGATCTCGGGGATGGGGATGATGAAGAGGAAGATGTGTTCGCATTCAGGCACCTCTTTGTCGAAGGTGTAGTACGGTTTATCAGGGGCAATGAGTCTACGGTACTTCTCCGTGTGCTGTCCGATCCCGGACAGGAGGGTCGGACCGACGAAAGTGATATCGGGGGCGGCCATTAAGTTTAAAGATTATCTGTTCTTTAGATATACAACATGTCCTCCATCAAGGAAGAGATTCAAAGTGAGATGTCCAAGAAGCATCTCGACAAGACCCGTCTCTACGAGCTCCTTTTGAAGATCGTCGAGCAGGGTGGTGGGGGAGGCGCGCGCGGACCCCGCGGGGAGCGCGGGGAGAAGGGTGTCAAGGGTGACAAGGGTGACGCCGGCGAGTGTCAGTGCAAATGTGTGAAGGAAGCCCCGCTTGCCCCAGCCCCGGCCCCGACCCCGGCAGCGGCCCCGAAGAAGACGACCACTCGCAAGAAGGCGTCTACATCGACGGTGGCGTAGACTTGTTCACGTAAAAAATGACGCCACCGAACATGGCGACGATGAAGAGCATCAGGTAGGTGAACCGTCTCGACTTCACCACTTTCTCTTCCTCCTTCACCTCAGGGACACGCACGAGTTGTGTGTTCAGGCGATCGATTTTCCTTGAAAGGTTATTGATGGCCTGAAGCATCTTAAGATCTTTGTCCTTTGGTGGTTTCTTCGCGTCAACGCACGTGATCTCGAGGACGAAGTGCCACTTGACCAGGGGGTTCAGGGGGATGTAGTCGCCGTCGTCTTGATATTCGTAGAGGCGGAAGGACAATTTTTTGAGTGGGATCGGGTTGAACAAGATGTTCTGTCTCTGGAATGGTTTCCACTGCTTATCGCGGATGACGTTATTAGCGCCGGTGAAGTGCCGCTCGAGTGGGATGCGGGCGAGGATGTGACCCGACCGCTCATTCAGGATTTGGGCATTTTTTGGAATCTCGTCACAGTGCACGTCGATGTACTTGGCCACGTCGGTGTTCAGGTTGCTGTCAGCCTGGCCTATCTGGGTGACGTACATCTCCACGAGTTTGCACCCGATCACTTGGTTTAAGTGGCGGAGGTGGATGTTGGACTCGAGACCGAGGTTGAGCGAAAAGTTGTTATTAGAACCGTCGACGAAATCACTGTCTACCGTGATGTATTGGACATGCTTCGGAAGCTCATCGACCGTGGTGGTCATCCTACATGCAGTGTGCGATATTTTTCACATAACATGCGACACAACACGAGATAGTTCCAATCATTCGTCTTTTCCTTGATAAGCTCGAGGGTGTTGACGACTTTGTCTTGTGTGGTGAGATCCGAAGGGACGCGAAGGGTCTTGAGGATGTCCTCGAGTTGATAGTCGTAAAGGTCGGGCGACGACTCGTCCAAGAGGCACCCGTGGTTCAAAGCGTACGCTGCGCAGTCGTAGTTGCCGCAATCGAGGGCGAAGTGCACGACGTCCGAGGGAAACCCAACACCTTTCTTATGTGCCTTCTTCAACGCGGAGAGGTCACCGTGCGCGGCGGCATAAAGAACGTCAAGGGCCATGCGTCTAAGAATGGGGACGGGTTTAAAAAATATCAAGCAAATCTTTACAGTGCATGCGCGATGAAGTGGCTGGAAACTATTTATCTCATACCGGTTGCGTTGATGGTCCAATTGGTCCCTATAGTAGTGGACGTTTGCTACCTCATGCAGAGATCAGCAAATCGCGTGATGACCGAACACCAGCGTCTCACGGAAGAGTCACATCCGCTAGTCTGCGACGCGTTCTGGAAACTGTGCGGTCACGCCAGCAGCTCTCCAGGATCAACCGTGGAGACCGTGGAAAGCTCAGTCGCGAGCTCCGCGTCGACGACTGCGGCAAAGGAAGATTGATGGAAGATTTCATCCCGGTGCACACGGACGAGTTTCGTTTGACCGTTTTGCGCGCACTCGCGGGGGTAGATCCAGACGCGAGGAGATTGATCTACAGGGAGGTCATCGACCATCCCGTGAGAAACTTAGAACCACCCGCTGCACCGAAGAAGGTCACGCGACCGGATGAACTGGCAAAAGATCGCCGCCTTTCTCCAAGAGCTCTTGACTTTGAGTGAGGGGAACGACACGGCCATCCAAGAATCTTTCATATCTATCATGAACAACCTTAAGAAATAATGTATAATATGACAAAAAGAGATATGTTCAACCTTTTAAATCTCGCGTGGGGGGAACCAACACCTACTCCACCGAAGCGTCAAATCCCGACCGTTGCGGCCCCAGCGCACTCGAGCACGTTCGTTTTCGCGACCAACCCGGAGAGCGGTGAGACGGTGATCTTGGAAGTCCCTGAAAGAGATGCAAGAGGAACTCTCCATTTTGATCAACGTTATAGATAAGTACAGCATCAGCATGAGCGAGGGCGACTACCTCAAGGCGTGTGAGGCCATGAAGAAGATCCACCAGATCCGTACCCCGCGTCCATCGTCTATGGACTACGGCATCGGTTTCTCACACAAGGAAAAAGTCAAGGAGGTCGAGGACGACATCTTAGCCACCCTTCACCACCTACACAGCAATCACGTGCCGTCCATGCTCACGGATGGTGTCCTCACGGATGCAGTGCACTACGTCGCGCGTATCCACATGTGCCATCCTGGAGACGTCCTGGGCAAGTTCAGGGCGTACGACGTCTTCAGGGAGTATCTCAAGTACAAGATTGACGTGAATGCGTTCTGGAAGGAAAAGCTCGACCGCTTGGGTCGAATGCGCCAGGTGTTGCTCAGCGGCGGTAGGTAGATTCGCACCACCACTGGTTAAGGCCCGCGTATTCAAATAGCACGTGTAAGAGCGCACCACTTAAGATGAGCAGATTCAAATTCGAATTCACCCCCATACGTTTCAAAGAGTTATAAATCAAAAAATTCAAAATCCCAATAACTGTTGCTTCGGTCAGAATGGTCGTCAAGCGTCGTTCCATGACATATCCGTAGATATTCTCCGGCGCACGCACCATGCTGGATCTTGACGCGTGTCGCGCCCTGTCGTGTGAAGGACTCCTCGGAGAGGTTGGAAATGCCGTGTACGATCATCGGGAGACGATGTCCGACGAGGCGTACTGCACCATAAACAACGCCATGCGCGTCATCCACGAGCGGATGACTCGTAAGCGTGGACCGAAGGATGAGCTGAGCGAAAGACTGTGCTACTTCGCGTGCTTCCAGAACATCCGCCTGATAAAGAAGCAGGCGACGAAGTGTGTGAGAGATATCAAGCGGAAGCGGATCACTCAAGCTGTCCGTCGGGACGCGCTCAGGCACTACGCGAGGGAGTTGAACTTGAACGTGGATGTAAAGACTTTCAAGGACCTTAAGGATCTTGTTCCGATCATGACCACGGAGCACCAGTTCTTTAAGACGTACATGGAGTGGAGGAAGGAAGACGCCTCTTATGAACTCGCAAGCCTCGCGGAGCAGCAAATGCACACGGTCCAGCTCCGACAACATTTAAAAGAGAAGCTCAACTTGTAATAAGATTATGTACGTCGCGTGGGACACCGAAACCAGTGGCCTTCCTAAATCCCGTGTTCGCCCGAGCAAGGAGAACATCCATGCGTACGACAGCTGTCGGCTGGTGAGTCTGGCCGCGGTGAGGTACAGCTCGCGCGGTCGAGAACTCAAGAGCTTCTACACACTCATCCGACCGGATGGGTATTCGGTGGGTGCGACGGAGATCCATGGGATCACCCACGAGGAGGCGGTAAAGCATGGGAAGCCTTTTAAGACGGCGTTTCAGGATTTCGTGGAGTTCATAGGTCAGGCGGACACCCTTGTCGCCCACAACAGCAGGTTCGACGAGAACGTGCTTCGGTCGGAGGTCATCCGCGCCGGATTGGATGAGGACATCCTTGACAGGCTGGACTACGTGTGCACGTTACAAATGTACAAGTCTACGTTTTTTCGAACGATCAAGCTCATCGATCTGTACACACAGGTCTACGGGAAGGGATTCGCGGACGCCCACAACGCCCTGAACGACGCCCGGGCGTGTGGGGAGGTGTATCCACATCTGCGGGACTACACCCGACTGACGCGTCCCCTGCCCATCCCGAAAATTGTGATTAAAGCGTCCCAGGTGAGCGCAGCGCTCGACATGAGCTTCTTCAACAAACCACATGATCTCGTGGACGCCTTGTGGAGGAAGTATTCACCCAACACGTTCGGTGATCACGTGACCCAAGAGCAGATGGCCCTGAACGTCATCCAAGCCGACGCCGAGCTCTCCAACATCTACACAGAGGCCACGGAGTTCACACCAACCAACGCCTCGGATGTCAAGGATAAACTATCCGTGATGTTCGCCAAGGTGGAGGAACACGCGCTTCAATCTTCGGACGTGGCCATCGTCAAGGACCAACTCCGGAGAGTGATGTACACCAACCACGGGACAAGGAACGAGGACAAAGTAGCGAGAGCCATCCCCAAGCCACTCCGACGGGACAACACCTTCTACACCTACGACGTGTGCGTCATCCACGGGACTCTTTACCAGTTGTGCGGTCGCATCGATCGCGTGTCCGTGAACCCAGATAACACGCGCACCATCCACGAGATCAAGAACCGGATGAAGCCACTGTCGGGGAACGCCCTCAGGGACTACGACGAGGTGCAGTGCAGAACGTATCTGGCCATGGTACCGGACGCGGATTCGTGCGTTCTCACGGAGCAGTACAACGATCAAAGAAAACAGTACCTAGTCTTAAAGGATGATGAAAAATGGAAAGACATACTTAAGGGTCTTCAAAACTTTTGTGAGCATTTTCACTCTCTGCTATCATCCGCTTAAGAGGTTGTTTTCAAATCGCGACGCCATGGAGGACCAGATCCGCGTCCTGACGGACATCATCAACGACCTCAAGAATGAAGTAGCCGGCCTCAAGGACTCCGTGGGGAACGGTACGAGGCGCGCGAGCAAGCAGACGCGCCCGCAGTGCACGGCGACGACGGCGAGGGGCGCACCGTGCACGAACAGGTGTTTGCCGGATCTTGTTTTTTGTGGGCTGCATAGCGCACAGCACGCGGCAGACGGGGAGCCTAGACCGAAGCGCGCCAAAAAGAGAAAGAGAGATCTTCCAACGCACTCGCACCCACCGGGACAATCGGACAGCACGTGCGACCTGTGCGCGACACTCGGCGACATCCTAGATCCGACGCTGACGGATGAGTCTTTTGAACTCATCTTTAACGACCTCTTAGTGTAAATCGCAATAAGGAATGTAATAATACAAGGCCCTCACCCGCGAGGGCGAAGCTCTTTATGATATTTTCCCGCCTTTTCATACCTTTTATGAGATATTTTTGATGCGAATCAATCGAACTGGAACAAGTCCGTTCGGTGACGAGTCGGTGACGAGGCTTCAAAGTACCGGTGACCTCACAACTCGACGCACCCGATGGCGACCAACGTTGAACTCGCGCAAAGACAACTCGAGGAAGAGGGTGCAGCCGGCCACTTGTTCGGGTATACGTGTAGCACGCTGTGCCGGAAATGGCGCGCAACTGGACTGGAAGAGCGGGACATGAACATACTCGAACACGTCCGTAATAAAAAGAACCAAGACGCGTGGATCCGCGGTCGGTACCGTACGTTCATCGAAGATAGGCGCTGGACACAACATAAACATGCGAGACAAGAAGTTATATATGCGTGGTATGATGTCATCATGTCCAGCTTCAGTTTTCTGAAAATCGTCTGTGGCCTGACGGAGTACATCGACGACGCGCGTGTGGAGAGCGCGGTGCGCGACATTCAGTTCGAGACAGCACGTGAGCGCGCGAAGTACGTCGACAAATCGAGTAATATAATGTAATTTTTTACATCCAACCGTTCATTGAATTATCTGTCTCTTCACACCACGGGTACACTTTTTCTCCATCCCCGACAAAGTGTACGGCGAGCATTTTATTTTCCCAGAAGTCTTTGCACGTGTCCAAGGAGTCATCGATAAGACACCCGATGGAAAGCGCGCGACAAATGTCCACCTTTTCAATCTGGTGTTCTGTGTAGGAATTCGTGAGAATGACGTCATCAAAGACACCTGGGAAATGTCGATCGATCCACAATTCCGTCTGCTCACGCGCGGCGTTCTGCCTCCCGGTCACGACGTACATCTTGTCCACTTGTGGACGAATCGTGGCCATGGCGCGTTGGGCCCCGAGGATTGGTTTCTCGAACAGGAATTCCGGTGATTTGTAGTACTCATAGATCATCTCCTGTGCTTCCTCGTGCGAGCAATCGAAAACCTTCCGGAAGACATAGGAGTGTCTACCGCTTGGAAGTTCTCGTCGGTGGTACTGGGCGAGTGGTTTAAGGAACGGCACGAGGACTTCATCGAGGTCGATGGCGATTCGGTTCATTACACTTTGTTACAATTTTATTTCGTCATTGTGACGAGGAGGGCCTGGACCTTTGCGCGATGTCGGTCACACTTGATGAGGGATGGGTCCCTCACCAGCTCGAGGATGCGATCGTTGTCGTCACCCTCCGGGGCCGGTTTCTCGAAGGATCGAATGTATGACGCACACAGGTAGATCACCCCGTCGGCGAACTCTTCGTCAGCCATCTCCTCCCACGAGTCTTCCTTAGTACCGTAGGTTCTGGTGTCATCTCTCACTTGGACACCGTGACCATATCTGTCCCGTCCGAGTTCCATTCGTGCACGTATGAAATCCATGTCATGTACAAGAGTGATGTATTTAAGCACGTCACAACGAGTACGAACATGAGCCGGACTATCACGGAAGAACCAGAGAAAAGGTGGGAGCTTAAGGATCTTTCCGACGCACTCGAAACCGCGGGTGGTCTACTCTCGAACGCGGAGCGCTACAAGAAGGAGCGGGATGAGTACAAAGACTTACTGGAGCAGTGGGAGACGTACGCGGAGGCGCTCGAACAAGAGATCAAGGATCTGAAAGAAGTGCCTTACGTCGAGACGCTCGAAAGGAAGATCAAAGATCTCGAAACTCGCACGTGCAAGACGTGTGTTCAGAAGGCAGAGACCAATCGAAGACTCCTCGTCGCCCTCGACTCGCTTAGATCCGTCTCCTCACGGACAAGATCCAAGACGATGGATTCACGGAATATCGCCGATGATTGGGCTAAATCGTGTTGACTTAATATGTAAGATTACAGTAACGATGTACTTGAGTATTTTTGTCGGTCTCCTCGCCGGCCTTGTGACATACACCTTCACCGGTAGCAACCTCGTGAGCCCTACGAGGGCCAAGACTCTCATGCAGTCCGGGAAGATCAATAAGGTTGTCGACGTTCGAACTCGCATGGAATTTCAGGCGGGACATTTCCCCGGTGCGGTGAACATCCCCGTGAACGAGATAAACAGGATGACCACGGCTCGTCTCCCCAAGAGGGGTCTGCTGGTGTACTGCAACACCGGGCAACGTGCGAGGTGGGCCACGGAGAAGCTCTTGCGTTTGGGATTCAAGGATGTGTATTACATTGCCGGTACGTACAAATCGTTCCTACGTTGAGTGCGACGCAAGACATCGAGTACGCCATCATCTCGACCTTTCTGTTTTTAACGATTATGTATGTCATCAAGACTCCGGAGGAGCGCAAAAAGAGTGGTTTTATTTAATAGCGGTTGGTGTTTCACTCACCGTTTTTTCTTGTCCCTCCACATAGGTAATCATTTCCAAACGATTGTAAGTTCGCATTTGGTGAATCATGTCTTCCGGATACCCATTGATTGATCTGTCCAGCATTTTGAGCATGTCAAGTCTATTGTTTTTGATAGTAGCCAATTTCATTTGATTTCCAGCACTTCTTATAGAAACGGGGGAATCCTTCCACATATAAATAACCCACATGAGTGTATTGATATTACCGGTAGCAATAGCATATTCAAAATGACTCGGAGACCAGTCTTTGTATTTGTGGCCAAAAAACCTGTAAATTAACTCAATCTTTTGAACGTGTTCAGACTTGATGGTCTTTTCAAAAAGTCTGTTCAAGTGTACGACATCGACAAAAGCATCTCTTAAAGAAGATGGGAGATGCTTGACCACATTTGTAAACCACTTAGCATCATTATGGCTGGCTGAGGCATAACCCAAATGACGAACGATATTCATCTTGGTCTCACTGTCCAGACTAGACCATTCGACATCTTCGAAAAAGGAATAGAATTCTTCCTCCCAATCATGGTCAGCACAAGAGTGAATTTCATCCTCAAAGGATCTGGGACAGCCAGCTTTTTTGAGGAAGTTGTAGATTTCTCGCTGTTTGTGACAAGAAGCTGTTTTCAAAGCATTCTTTGATTTCTTGTAGTTCAAAGTCTTGAGACACTCAAAGTGTCCCTTCTTGATGGCAGATAAGCAGGTTTTGCAGTCTTGGCAGCGCATTTTTTTGAAGTGTGCGTCGAGTTGTGGCGTTGACTTGAACGGGGCCACTTGCCCAGCAGAAGATGAAAAAACTCACCAAAGCTGCTGAGATGCTCGGACATCGAGCTGAAAAGGTACAGGATAGGTATGATGAAAAAATATTACACTTAAGCCACTCGTTTGAAAAAAATCGTAAATAAAATCATGAATGCACGATCATATGCAAATGTGTCAGGGGGTGTGAAGAAGAAAACGTTTCAAGAATTTGCAAATATGATTTCCACGAAACCAAACCGTTTCATCTTAAATGCTAAACGTTTACTAAATTGGTACAATTGGTACCTGAAATCTTCACTCACGAACAATAAAAAACATGCGATGATAAACAGAGCTCTCAAGGAGGAGGCGCACCTAAAACTCTTATCGAGCATGATGAGCCAAATCGACGCCGAATTCGTCACCAAAATCACAAATTATTACAGACCCGACAACGCGGATATACGCAAGATCAAGAACATGCTCGTTGGTCAAATGCCTGGCACTCGAAGCAAAATAGAAAACATCATGCGTTCAAACGCCACGAACAAAGACGATAAGATATTTTTGTTGTTGAAATCGAGAAAAGTGCGCGAAGGATTATTGAATGGAAGTGCGCTTGGTCTCACGAACGAGCAATTGAATCAGAAATTGATTGAACAGGGAAGACCACTCAAAAAGTATAAGCAAAATCGAGTACACACACGGGTATTGATACACGGTGGAAGAGGTGGAAACGGTGGGAACGCCGGAAAGAACGGTCAAGTCGGTCGACCGATTGGCGTTTCCATATCTTCAACGGGTATGCACAACACCGTGCCAAAGTACGTCAATAATAATTCAAAGAGGAGTGAGCATAACGTGATTCAAAAAATCAACATCAAGGGAGGGATGGGTGGCAAAGCGGGGACAGTCGGAATGGGTGGGGAAGGTGGTGAGAGAACAAACATTCGAATAAAATCTTGAAATTTTCAATTAGATTCCATATTGCAATTTCATTGTATTCATTAATTTCTTAGTCAATAATAAATGACCAAACGAAAGTCAAGGAACAACAATAACAACAATCATAATAACAAGAGGCCGAAACCTAAGAATAATAACAGAAAAGCACGTGATCTGGCTGGTATTCAGGCGCAGATTAGACTAGCAATCGCGCGGGGGAACCAGGCAACCATAAAGCTCCTTAAGAGGATGTACCTGGCCTTGGCGGCATAAGGAGGCGTCGTCACTTCTCGACGCACTGACCATGGACACGATACACGTAGATTTGGATGGGGTGGACGTCGTGTGTGTCGATACGACGCAAAAGCACGATGACCTTCTCCGGGAGGTGGGTAAGTTTATGTTGTTCACGAAAGCCTCGGGTTCCTTGGTTGAGGATGAACCCCTTAAGGCTTCCGTGTTCGACCTTCTCCGCGACGTGTCCGGGTACGTCAACGTTGATAACACGAAGTACACGATGAAGGACGGGACCCCGTTCGACGAAGCCCTCGAGAAGAGCGGTGGTTCTTTCACGGCTTTGGTACGGGACTACGTGCACGACGATCCAGCTCGAAGACGCTTAGATCTCTTGGCGTGTGTCACCGCTGGGGTCATCCCTTTCGGTGACCGTCTGCGAACCTTCCTCTTCATGGATTTGGTCTTCCTTCAGTTCAAGGATTGTCGCGTGGACAAGTTCAAGGACTGGGACTCGTTCCTCACGTGTGGAACTCCACTCGAGTTGGAGGAGGCTCGGGCCTACTTTTGTGACTTGTGCAAAGATCTCCATGTCCGGATGGTCGTCTATTCCTTCCTGGTCAGATTCATGTCTCAAGAGAAGAAACAACTGGTGAGTGGTGTGAACTTTCCATTCGAGCATCCCCTGGCGAGGAAGGCTGTTCGTATGTACCTCGAGGAGTCTGGTGTTTTACCGAAGACCAATCGATCGACGGTGATCTTCGCCACCCTCAGGGACATTGCTGAGAACCCAACCAAGCTCAAGGAGGAGTGGTCCAAAAGACAGTTCATGGATTGCGCCACCCCCGACGAGGCGGTCGAGCTTTTTGAAGTGTTCACCGCCTTCATCAACGAAGTTGCGAGGCACGCGAACGGTTACCCTGTCGCGGATAATCACTGGTGCCACGCGTCTTTTTATACTGATCTCTTTAGGGATGAGTTCCCCGAGCTGAAGGGTCTTTCCGACGGGTGGTACAAGAAGATTGATGAGCTTCCAAGTCACGTGAGGAAGGTGTACGAGAAGGACAAGCGCCCGTCCCAGCAGTTCTTTGTCGAGAGGGGTCACATGAAGGCTCGCCTGTACCACGCGATGCACGGAAAGTTGACACAGGAGTGCCTGGCGAGTCTCCGGAAGGACATCGTGGACACCCTCACGGATGATCAATACGAGTGGTGGCGCAAGATCTTCCAGTTGAAGAACGATTTGAACAACCGGAAGCTCTTGAAGTTGACGATTCAGCAAGCCTACCTTTACTTGTTCTGTGAATGTTTCAACGATTCGACGACGACTGAGATGCTCAAGCGGGCTACAACTCTTTTACAACCTCTATGCAAGACTGACATCACGACTACAAGTCCATGTCTGTTCGACGTTCGTTTTCTCTGAGTCCGAGGAGGTATGACAAGTGTTCATTCCTCACACACCTCGGATCTTCATAAAAGTAGCATTCACCTGATCGTTCACTGGGTGACACGTAATCGTACGTCTCTATGATCCTCTTCGGAAGGTCCAACATGTCCAAGAAACCAATAATCGCCGGGTCCGACTTTGAGGACTTGATGACATCTTTGTAATAACTATGCCTCCTCAATGGAACGTCTTGTCTTTTCGCGTCTTCCCTTTTCACTTTGTTACACATCTGACACAGTGGTTGAAAGTTCCCTAGGCTCATGTCGCCGTTGTACCTTCTGTGGTCCACCTCTATATTCTTCCTGGACCCACATATATTGCATGGGTTACCTTTGAGCGCTTGTCTTATGTGCTTGGGGATCGATCTCGATGGATGCTTCCTCGTGCACTCTGCCCAAAAGAATGCACCTATGATGTTGCATGATTCCATCTTGGGTTGGAGAGCTATCACCGTCGGGACGTGAATGCTTTCGAACCTGGTAAGGTGTTCCTTCTCAAGGTTGTAGTGTTTATGGGTGGATCCGTGTTGGACGTTTCCATATATCACGGTCATTGAGAATTGGTCGAGGAGACGACGGAGGACTCCACCGTTCCCGGTGAGTTTGACGACCCCCTCATCGACGAGTTTGCTTAGGGGCACCCATGGGGTGGTGAAACCATTAGTGAGTGCGGAGATTGACATATCATGGTTAGTGGTGTAAACTTTATTACATCAAAAATACAACTGGCGCCCACGCCTCTTAAGGGCATAAAGGACATCTTGGGCCGTGACCGTCTTTCGGCGCGCGTGGTCGGAATAGGTGACGGCGTCGCTGATGGTTTCTTCTAGGAAAACCCGGAGCACGCCACGGACTTCGTCGTACACGAGACCGGAAAGGCGTTTCACACCACCTCTGCGAGCCAGGCGGCGGATGGCTGGTTTCGTGATACCTTGGATGTTATCACGGAGATAACGTCTATGACGTTTGCAACCACCCTTCCCGAGCCCCTTGCCACCCTTGCCCCTCCCCATCGAGGAGCGGACGACGGTCATGGCGGATTGGAACAACGAGGCCTGTGGTTGCGCGACCATGGGTCTGGGTCCCTCGGGGGACACCGGTGGTGGTCTCGGAGGGGATGCCTGTGTCGGTGAGAACGCGCTCCTATTCGGTTCAGGTGACACGGCACGGGGCAGGGAGATTTCTTCTTCCAGCCAATTGTTGGGCTTGCACACCTTGCACCCTCTGGCTTCTTTTCTTTGTTTGTTGCACTTGCACTTGGACATGGTTCTCTTCTTGCGTCGTGGAATGACGCGTCCACAAAAAATGTCAGCCCATGTCAGCTATGCGGTTGGCCTCACCTTTATTTTGGGGGACAGCCCTCATCACTGCGGCGGTCATATACTTCCATAGAGTGGACGACTACAATCAAATATGTAGGGAAGGTTTGAATAAAGCTCTGGCCTTAAAGGGTGAGTTGAGTGACAAGCATCTTTATAAGTTATGGATACGACGACATTTACCCAAATACGAACAGATGTTGCCAAAGACACTCTTTAGGACCAAACGTCTTGATGAGTTGGGTGCATACATCGGTAGTCGTAGGAGTCCACAATCTTTCATTATCAAGAATACTCACGGAAGTGGGATGAACATCATAGTGGAAGACAAGGATACCATGAACTACCGTGAAGTCATCTCTAAGGCTCACTCCTTCCTTAAGACCAACTTTAGGAACAGTGGCAAAGGTGACACTGCCCATAGAAGAAAGATGCAACTTCACTACGATTACAATGAACCATCACTCATTGTTGAAGAATTTTTAGGAAAAAATCTGAAAGATCTAAAGTATCACATAATCGATGGTCGTCTCGTGTTTCATCAAGTGATCCATAAAGGGGGGGAGACAATGCTGTACCCGAACACGGCTGATAAGCAGCTTGAAGGAATTGCCCTCGATATCTATAAGGAGATCAATCGTGCGTCCAAAGAGCCGATACGTCTGGTACGAGTTGACTTTTTGGAGACACAAGGTCGTGAGATCTATTTGGGTGAGGTGACATTCTCACCTGGTGCGTGTAACAAGGTTCGACCTCCTTTGTAAGTCCTTGTCAGCCTTCCCACCCATGATGAACGAGTACACCCTCGCCTGTGCCCAAGCGTGTTGGGACGCGCCCGGTCTGTGACCAGTTCTCCACGCCGCGAGACCTCTGTTATAGACGGTCTTTAGAACCCTTAGGGGCTTTCCTGTCACCTTGGCAATCTGTGGTAGGGTTGTGGCACCTGGGTATTTCTTCCTAAAGGCCACGGTGAATGATGACTTTTTTGTTTTGATTTTCTTGTTTGTTGGGAAAGGTGCATAAGACATCTTCAACATCTTCACATACCTCCGTTCGACATCACGTGGTGTCTTGAGTCCCCGGAAGTATTTGAGTGGTGCATAGATCTTGCCCCTTGTCGATTGGAGTTTTTTGATTTTTTTCAGAATGTCTTCATCCTTCATCGTCATATGATTAGTTTCTATTTCTTCTTGGACGGACGGCCCTTCTCATGGCCCTTCTTTGTTCACCCCTTGCCAGGTTGGTGAGATTCTTGCACATCTCCGGTATCTTCACTTCATCGGGTCTCAACCCTTCATAGAGTCCTTTCTTCTGGGCAATCTTAAGGAGTGCTGGTTTCTGTGTATATTCACACCTGGTGGATGACTTGTACCTACCACGTCGACCATCTTGTGGTCTTCTCACGAGCATGGGTTTGGAATCGTTGCTATTGTCACCACCTTCCATGTTTGTTCTGGCAATCCTGACATACTTGTTCGTTGGTACGAGGAAGAGTGCTTTGGATGGTTTCCTTCTCTGTCTGAGATACTTCTTTGCTGCCCGGATGAGCATCGAGTAGATACCTGGAACCTGGACACCATATCTTTCATATTGCTTTATGAATTTTCTTTTGGCTCTTTGTTCAATGCTTCCCGTGTTGAAGCCAAGTCTCTCCATGGACGCCTTGAAGCGATTCATCTCATTGTTGGGAACGATGAACTCCATTCTCATGGGACCTCTTGGTTGCACAACGCGTTCATTCCTTCTTTCGAGGAAGGTTCTATTTACCGCACGTCTACCACGTGGTCTTCCCTGTTCTTCTGCAAAAGCCCTCGCCTGTTGTGCAGCACGGACATCCCGTCTCAGCTGACGGAGTGTCTTCTTCACCTGTGCTGATCTCACCCTTATGGTCGTGGGTACTTTAAGACGCCTCGCGATTTGTCTAAGTTCTCTAAACTCCGGACCCATCTGTTGTTCGACGATACGCCGAGAAGCTTTAGCTCTTGTCACATTTCGTCTAATGTCTGAAATGTTTCTACGACCGACTTCAATGCCCATGGCTTCGGCGGTATTTCTAATTTTTTGTGCACTTCTTCTCAATGCTGCTCTTCTATCGCGTTCACTCATATATTTATTTTAGATTTTAATTATTCTTGTTCACGATGAATGTAAGTACACGTGACAATGATTACCGGTGCAATGACAAGAAGGGTGATGATTGCACCCGTGACCGTGACCATTACAAGTATCCATGAAAATACTTCGTTTATGGTTTATTGTGTCGTGAGGGTTTTGGTTTATGTTGTTGGATCTTTGACTGGGATTTTATATGAACTTGCAATGATTTTTCAATGATGTTCCGTGTTGGTTGCAATGATTTTTCAATGATGTTCCGTGTTGGTTGCAATGATTTTTCAAGGAGGTTCCGTGGGGGTTCCGAGGAGGTTCCAAGGAGGTTCCAAGGAGGTTCCAAGGAGGTTCTGCTTTGCCTCGCTGTGACCGCCAGACAGGTCCGAAAAGTCCGTGTTGATTCCGAGGGGGTTCCATAAAGGTTCTACTTTGCCTCGTTGTGACCGCCAAAGAGGTCCGAAAAGTCCGTGTTGATTCCGAGGGGTTCCATAAAGGTTCTACTTTGCCTCGTTGTGACCGCCAAACACTCGTCATACGCGTCTCACGTAGACATACACTGTGATAAAA